CCGCCCACGGCGAGCTGCACAGAAGGGAGCGAGGGTGAGCACCCCGGACTACCGCGAGACCCTCGCGTCGGTGGCCGGCGCGCTCGACCCATCGCCGGCCGACTACCGCGAGGTCGCCCAGTGGGCGTACGACGCCGCCGACGACATGCGGTCCCGCTGGGGGCTGTCCGCGCTGGACGCGCTCGGCTGGGAGCTGGAGCGCGCCGCGCAGGACCTTGAAGAGCTGGAAGGGGCTTAACCATGTCCGACCACGGCTACCGTGACGACCTCCACGCCGAACCGGCGTTCGTCGAAGGTGAGGAGTACAGCGACAGCCAACGGCTCGACGAGCTGTACACCGCCGACGACTACAACCGGTTCGAGGAGAACATGCTCGCGCTCGACCACGACCTGGAGCCCGACCCCGGCTGGGATGTGGTCGACGACCAGGAGTACGCCGAGCGGGACTTGGACATCGGCGACGGCGACCCGGGCGACTGGATGGAGGAGGGCTAACGTGAAGCTGCACATCCGTGCGGTCGGTGCGGAGCCGTACGACCTGACCGACGACTACTGGACGCTGGAGGAGGCGGTCGAGGAGGAGGCCCGGAAGCTCGCCGCCGACGCCGGCTCCGAGGTGCTGGAGTCCCCGTCGGAGGCGTGCCGGGACGCCTACCGGCGGCAGGTCGCCCAAGAGGCCCTCGCCGGCCTGAACTACTACGGCGTGTACACCGACGACACCGGCGTCCAGTGGACGCTGGAGACGACCACCGAGGACGACTACCTCGACGACGGAGAGGACGGGTTCTGACCATGGACAGCCGGCAAATTCGCAGCCTCGCGGAGCAGGAGCGCGGCATCCTGGAGTCGCTCGCGGCGACGTACAGCCTCCGCAACGGGGAGCTGGTCGCCAGCGCGAGCTGGTCGCCCCGCCACATCGACCTGTGGGGCACCACTCCACTACCGGACCCGACGCCAGTCCAGGTCGGCGACCACGTCCTGGTCGAGTCGCGCGGGCATATCCGCGCCGCGCGGGTGTACAGGGTCGGACGGAAGAACGTCACGGTGGCGTACGTGACCCCCGGCGGCATCCAGGAAGCCCGCGACTACATCGCGAAGGGCGGCCTGCGGCCGTGGAGGGCGACCATCACCGTCAAGACGGTCCCGGTCGAGGAGCTGCACGGCTGGGACGCGAACCCCGCGAACAGGAGGCCGTAACCATGCTCAGGAACATCACCCAGGCGGACCTGGCCCGCATCCAGCTCGCGCTCCGACAGGACGCGCGATACTGCAAGAAGCTCGCGAAGGACAACCCCAACGGCGCCCAGACCGCCTACTTCACCCAGGAGGCGAACGCGCTGCGCGCGCTCGACGCCCTACTTCAGGGCGCGACCGTCATCCACGTCAAGTAGGGCTGCCCCCCCCAGTCAGGGACCAGTCAGGAGGTGTCCCCAGGGTCCTGCTACACTAGACGTACCACGCCCGCGACAATGCCCCGGGTGATGAGCCGGGCTATGGACGCCCGAGAGAGGGAGGAACTCCCCCATGTTCGACATTCTGGTCTTCGACCACCGCCTCGGTGAGAACCGTCAGCTCGACTCGAAGTCGGAGCTGACCCGCCTGCTGTTCGGTTACACCACCGGCAACGGGCAGAAGTTCCCCGCGCAAGCGGAGTACGTCACCTTCGTGGAGCGGCCGTACGGCGGCGACGTGGTCGCCCAGTCGACTCCTCTAACTGGGGCGGAGGCAATCCGGTTAGTCGAGGCGCTCCACCAGAGGGTCCGGTTCACGTACCGGGCGGAGGGGCGGCGGGTCGAGGGCGAGCTGGCCTGGACCCGAGCCGGGCTGAGGGTGCGCTGATGCCGACCTTGGAGCTGAACTGGCCGGAGCTGGCTGCGGTCCGGAAGGTCCTCGGCCGCTCCGCCTACAACACCGACGCGTCCATCAGCTCGGCGTTGGCGAAACTGGATACGCTCGCCGCGTCGAAGGTACTGGCGGCGTCCGGCCGGACGGTGTACTACAAGGCCGCTCGGACCGACCTCCTAGGCCCGCACTACTCGGCCGGCATCGGCCGGTACCTCCCCGGCGGCATCTACACGCCGGACTGGCTCGACCCCGACGACCGGGTGTCTTGCACGCATGGGCTGTACTACACCAGCCACATCCGTGTCGCGGCCCGGTGGGGGCCGGTCATCCTCCGGGTGAGGGTCCTCGGCGAGAAGGTGAAGGTGCAGCGGCCCGTCAAGCCGACGCAGGGCATCCCGGATAAGTCGGGGAGGTACTACAAGTACCGGACCGACCGGATGCTCGTGGAGGACATCGTCGCGCTGTCCGTCCACACCAGCGCCAACGGCGACGGCGCCCAGGCGTACCGGGCCGGTCTGCTACTCGGCCACCTCAACGGCGGTCTGGAGGGGACCGGGAACCACTACCGTCTGACCGGGAAGGTGCTGGAGCATCTCCGCACCCAGCCGGGCGACAGCGAACAGCACCGCGTCTGGGAGCTGGAGAGGGACGCGGCGTGGTGAAACGATGCAACGGGTGTGGCCGGCGCATCTGGCGCGCCGGGGTGACCGACTACCTCGGCATGCCTTACCATCGTCACTGCTTCCCGTGGGGACGAGCGCAAAGGTGGAAGCTGTGAAGGACCAGGAGCAGGTCGTCCAGCGGGCCGCGACGTTCGGCTGGCGGCCAAAGTCGGCATACCCGGACCCGTGCCCGGCGAGCTTCCAGGGAGACTTCTCGGAGTGGATACGGCAGGCGAAGACGCCGGGGAGCTGCCCAACATGCGGCGCGCGGGTGCTGCTCGTCGTCACGACCATCAAGGAGGAGGCCGTCTGGACGGCACCGCACAACCGGCAGGCCGACCGGGTGGAGGAGCTGCTCGGCGGTCGGCTCTCGGAACTGGAGACGGCCATCAGGAACGTGGAACGGCCGCCATCCTCCGGGAGGTAAGGACGGCAGCCGCGGAGGACGCGGACCGTTTCGGGACGTGGGAAGGAGACCTGCATGTGCCAGGCAGAAGTTCAGCCGGACAGCAGCCTGCCGGAGGCGCTGACCATCGTCAACCACAACGCCCGGACGCTCTGGGAGCAGCTCGACAACGCCGCGAAGGTCGCGCGCGCCAGGCGCGACCGGGTCGTCGCCCGAGACCTGGAGCTGATGGGGCAGACCGTCGATGAGGTCGTCGTCCGACTCGGGGGGCTGTTCTCCATCGAGGCGAAGTTCCAAGCGACGAAGAAGGACGGGTCTTGATGGCCGCCATCGTCGCGACATTGACCATCCCCATCTCCGACGGCACCGCCGTCTCGGAGGTGGCGAAGGCGGTCGACTTCATCCGGGCGGGGGTGCACAACGTCGTGAAGCAGGTTCCTGCGGCGGTGTGGTCCGGTAAGACGGGACTGCCCGCCGTTCGCGTCGAGCTGGACCTGGACAAGTAGATGCTTGAAGTTCACGGAGACTTCTGGAGCTACGGTCCCGTCGACGCGCGCTGCATCACCACCAACGGGCATGTCACCGCCGCCGGGAACGCGGTGATGGGGCGCGGTGTCGCCAGGCAGGCGAAGGACCGCTACCCCGGCATCCATATGGTCCTCGGGCCGATGCTGCGACAGTACGGTCATCACGTGCTGGAGGTCCTGCCCGCCGTCGCGCCGGGTAAGGGCTGGGGCCGGCCGGCGCTGCTGTCGTACCCGGTGAAGCCGCACATCACCTCGACGTGCGCCCCGTCGACGCCGTGCTGGCGGAACAACGCCAGCCTCGACCTCATCATCCGGTCGGCGTATGAGCTGGTCGAGCTGACCGACGCCCGGCGGTGGTCCCGGGTACTACTGCCGCGGCCCGGCTGCGGGGCCGGCGGGCTCGACTGGGACGTGGTGCAGTGGCCGCTGTCGGTCATCCTCGACTACCGCTTCCATGTCATCGACTGGTGACATCCTGACCCACCTGCTGGTGGAGCACGGGTGGGGGCCGGCGGACGAGCGCCGCTGGCCCGCCCCGTGCGACTGGCACGCCACCGTGCACTACTGGCGGGCAGCCGACCACGGTCACCGGAGTATCCGGCCGGTGGTCGCGGTGGACCCACCGCCTCGCAGCCTGGAGTCGCCGTGGGACCGGTTCCGGGGGCAGCTCGAACGGCAGCAGCGCGGACCTATGGTCCCGTCTGGCCTTCGCCGTCGACGCCCCGTCCTTCCCTCCGCGGCCGAGAGGGACGCCCGAAATGCATCTTTGGCTCGCGGCGCGTGGGGGCGCCGAGGCGTTCCTTCAGGCGGAGTTCGTGATACTCCCGGTTCGCCTGGACGGCTCGGGCGTTACAGCCCCGGCATAGATGTAGCCCCGTCGGGCCATTCCAGGTCGTCGGAGTCTTCAGGCAGGTAGCACCGGTCGCGAGTGTCCCCTCGCACTGTTCCTTGCCGCGTTCGCCGCCGCGGTCGAAGATGTTGCTGGACAGCCCCATGCTGTCACCGTCCCGGGGTCCAGATGTGCTTCTCCGCGGCGTCCTTCCGGGCCTGCTGCGCTTTGAGCCGCTGCTCGGCGACATGCTGGTTGTAGAGGTCGGTCACTTCCGGGTCGAACATCGGGTCGGGCCGGTTCACCGGCCGTCCTCCCATCCGCCGGCCGCCGGGGAGGAACACCACCGCATTTGTCCAGCGGAATCTTGCGAACACGAGGGTGTCGCATGCGACGCATTCCGCGGCACATTCGAACACGCTGTCGGGGCCGTAATGCCCGCCGTACAATCCGACCGGGAACGCGAGCACACGGACGTACCATTTCTCTTCCTCGTCGGCGGTCGCGAACCACGCCGCCGCATCCACGCCCGGCGCGAAGACGTATTCTGCCTCCTTGCAGTCGTGCGTCGCGACCGCTATTTGCAGGTCGTCGTTCTCGTTCCGGATGGGGAAAACCTTGCCCGGGTTATCGCGGGGGAATTTCCGTGTGATGGGCACGTCACGCCTCCTCGGACTCGTTCAGCTCGTTAGTGACCCAGCGTGCGCACCATTCCCGAAGGTGACGGAGTGCCGCGGTCCGGGCACGCCGGAGCGCCTTGTTGTCGGCGGGCGGCAGCGCGCGGTCGCGCATTGGTGGAGGCTTCGGTGGTACCCAGTTTGGGTCGCGAGCGAGCATGAACTCCTGGGTTCCGACGGGGTCGTCACGCCACTGCTGCCACACCAGCTCGTCAAGGTCGAGCGGGGGGCTGTCGCCGTTGAGGCCGGCGAGCATGCGGACTGTTTGCCGATGCGACGCCCGCTGCCAGTAGAGCGCGTCGACCACGTCCTGATGGCGGGGCGGGAGCGTCAAGACGCCCTCCTCGGCGAGCGCGTCGACGAGACCGCGTTTCCGGACCTCCAGTCCGGCGAGAAGGTCAGGTTCGTAGCCGAGTTCGGTGTCGAGGTTGAAGATGGACAGCGGCAGCCACCGGCCAGCCAAGATGCGGCCGTGGCCGTCGGCGCGGCGGACGCTGCTACTCATCGCCCGGCTTCCACGGTCGGAAGAACGTCTCGATGTCATCCCACCGGTCGCGAGTTTCCCACGGGTGCTCGCCGTGGCGGAGCAGCCGGTTCCGCATCATCAGCAGCACAGCCCGTTCGTCGGTGGCGAAATACGGGCCGCCGTGTCCACGCACGTACGCCACAACACCGCCGCCATTCGACGGCGCCCGGTTGGCGACCAACGCGCTCATCCTCATCGCGGCCCCCTGATGTTTCCATAGGCGCCCCGCCGGTATTTCGACCCGGGAGGTGACCAGCCGTTGTGCCACACCGCGTCGAACAGGCCAGGCTGCCGCGAGCACGCGAACGCTTCCCGCTCCAGCGGATGGCCGAGTTCCTCTGGCGCCGGCGCCCTGCCGTTGCGGTGGATGAGCCGCTCCAGCCGCAGCTCCAGCGGCGACTCCATCCATATCAGCTTCCAGCCGTGCTGGTGGAGATACCGCAGCTCCGCCTCCCGCCGGGCGCCGTCGAGAACGACATCCTCGTCACGGTGATAGCGGGCAATCTCGTCGGTGATGTCGTAGACGAGACCGAGACCGGCGTAGCCCGACAGCTCTGTGCCGAGCTGCTGAAGGGCGGCAACGTTCGGAGCGGGGAAACCGTGCCGTTCGTTCCAGACCTGCCGCACCTGGGCGCCGAACCCCCAACGCCACACCGTCCGTCCCCACTTCTCGCGGAACTGCTCGGCGATGCTGTCGGCGGCGAACGTCTTGCCGCTTCCCATCAGGCCGGAGACGGCGATGCGGAGGGGGCGCCGAAGGTCGAGAGCGATGCCGGCGAAGTCGCCGAGCGGCTTGTACAGGTGGTCGCCGTAACCATGAACGCTCACCAGTCACCTCCGTACGGGTTGTCGCCGCACCACGACCACCACTGGCCGACCCGGTCTCGGAGGCTATGGAGTTCGAGGGCTGGGAGGACCAGCGCGGGGAAGACGACACACCAGACACGCCGTCCGCCGAGCTGGACCCCCTGCCGTGTATGCGCCGGCGTCGCCCCGGCCCCGAGCGTGAGAATGTGCAGCGGACCGTCGGTCATCTTCTCGCCGGCGTGGGCGACGACCCACACCTGCTGGTTCGTGGGGCGGGCGAGCGTCTCCAGCATGCGGTACTGCCCGGTCGGGATGGTGAGTTTCCCGTCGATGATGGGTTTCCCCTCGAAGAACACCACCCAACCACGACGTTCGATGACCTGGTCGATGTCGGACGCGCCGGTGGTCACGTCGTCGAGCCACGAGAAGTCGTTGATGCTGCCCCGCCAGCTATCGTAGCTGCGGAGGACGGATGCCTGATGCCCCATACGTGTCTCCTTTCGTCGTGGCGGATGATAGCATGCGGCTGGGGTCACCAGCCAGGAGGTCCAGATGTTCGGGTTTGTCGGAGAAGTGCTATGGTGGGTTGTTACGCTCCTGTTCGTCTTCATCTGGTGTGCTTTGCAGGAGGACTGACTCCTATACGCGCGCGCGCGTTATACGCGCGCAGGCCCGCGCCATCGCGCGCGGTGTCGCTATAGCTCTTGCCCTTCTGTACTGTATGCCCCGCCCAGTTAGAGAGAAAGATAACTACTACCGCGCACGCACGTATGCCTGCGCGCGATGGCGCGCGCGTACGGGGGCAGGCGCCTACGCGCACGCGAGGGGAGCAGCATGGTACGACCGGTGACGCCAGGTCTGACTCGGGGGCGGGTATGCAGGAACGGTCACGACGACTGGGTTCTCCGCGCATCCGGCAAGTGGGTCTGCAAACCGTGCAAGCGGGCTAACGTAGCCGACAATCGCAAATGGCATGAGGAGGAGGACATGAAACCGAAGCTGGACATCGGTCCGCTCGCCGGTGAAGTCGAGCGCCGGCTGAACGTCAATCGGGCCATCACTCGGTCAACGACTCGCGTGCACGTTGGCCCGACGAGCGAGCGCGCGCTGTTCGGCGCGGTGAACGGGGACGAGACGGCCGCCCACAAGGCGTGGCGGCGGGCGAAACGGCACGGGATGGTCACCCTCGACGCCCTCGACGACCTGTGCGTCTACCTCGACGTTCACCCCCGGGAGCTGTACGGCGACGCCTACGACCAGCAGGCGTACGCCGGCGCGCTCCCGCCGGACTACATCCGTACCGACCAGGTCCCCCGCGACCTCGTCGCGCTGGTCCGTACCCGCCTCGCCGAGCCCCGGGAGGACCCATGGTGGTGGCATGCCGGCCGCCGGGGGCTGCCACGAGCGACCCGCCGGTTCTGAAGTGTCCACACGGTTCTGCTACCCTGTCCGCATGCCGCATCAGGAGGGACGATGGACCCCATCACTAGGAACATCGCACACAAGGTCCGCGCCGCCAACCCGGATGACCCGCCTCAGTACCTCGGCCCCCGCCGGCCCGGTGCCGTCGAGGCGTGCCTCGTCGACGGGATGCACGTCATCAGCTACAAGGTCCACCGGGAGACCGGCTTCCACAAGCGGGCGATGGCCCGGCAGCGCCGGCAGGAGCGCGCCGCGAGAGGCTTGCTGACGTGATTCGGGTCGCGTTCGTGACCGGCAGCCGTGCGTTCAGGTCGACCGGTAGCGTGTGGGAGTGGCTGGACTGGCAGGCCCAGGCTGCCATCGCTCAGCGCGCGGACATGCTGGTGGTCATGCACGGCGCCTGTCCGTCCGGGGCCGACCACTACGCCCACACCTGGGTCGTCCAGCGTTCCTCCTCCTGGACCCGCCACGGCCTGAAGGTGCACGAGCAGGCCGACCCTGCGCTGTGGGCGGGTCTCCTCGGCAAGCATGCCGGCCCGGCGAGGAACAGCCGGCAGGCGCGCCGGCTCCAGGACTACCGCGAACATGGTGGCGTCGACATTCACATCGCGGTCGCACACTACGCCGTCGACCTCGATGCCTGCATGGCGTCCCACGGCGGCACCGCCGACCAGGCCAAGAGGTTGGTGCAGGCCGGGTTCGGCCGCGACGAGATGACCTACCTGGAGGAGACATGAAGCTGTCGCTGCGGCTGTCCCGGACCAGCTCCAGCCACGGGCCAGACTACTGGTCTGGCCGCATCTTCGACGGCCGTCACAAGCTGCTGCTGGAGTTTGAGATGGGCAACGAGCAGTTTGCGAACCTGCTGTCGTCGCGGGAGGCGTTCATCGACACGACTCTCATCCCGAGGAACGTCGAGTCGGCACTCCCGGTCGGCCGGGAGGAGTGATGCAGGTCCTCACCGAAGTTGCCCAGCCGGCCATCCTCGGGTGGCACTGCGAAGGCTGGGATGACGCCACCGAGGACGCCTGCGGGGCGTGGCGGCTGACCCGCGCCGACGCTCCCGACGTGGTGCCATGCTGGAGGTGCGGGGACGAGTGACAAAGTCGAGCGCGAAGGGCTACCGCTGGGAGCGGGCCTGCGAGCTGTTCTGGAAAGCTCGCGGCGTTGAGGTGCGTCGCCCGCGCGCCGGCGACCCGGCTGATGTCGGGGACCTCATCGAAGCGCATCCTGCTACCAGCCTGTACGGCACCGTCCATGCCGGGGTGCTCGGGTGGACGCTCCAGTTGAAGAACTGGAGTCGCGGGTCGTTCGGCGACGGCACCCTTTGGGGTTGGTGGTTGGCGGTCCTGGCGCAGAAGCGGAACGGCTACGGCCGGTACGCCGCTCTCTGGGTGAAACGGGAAGGCGTCGGTCACCCCGGCGGGAGCTGGGCCATCATGTCCATCGAGGAGCACGCGAAGCTGATGGAGGAGCTGCACAGCCTCCGCCGCACGGTTCGGGTTTACCAGCGTACATACGGAGATGGGAGGGTCCACCAGGATGCCACCTAAGCCGGGAGTTCCCCGCCGCGAGCGGAAAGCGGCCCGCAACGCCGACCTGAAGGCCCGCCGGCCGCAGAAAAGCAAGGTCGGCATCGCCGGGAAGCAGGTCCAGCCGCCGCAACGGGTCGGCCGCAGCAAGGGCGCGACAAAGCGCGCCGTGAACAAGGGGAGTCGCTGATGGCCGACAGGTACACCGGCCCGCCCATCAGGGGCGAAGGCACCGCGCTGCCGTTGCCGCCAACGCGGACGCTGACCATCCGCTACACCGACGGCTGTATCATCTACGGGATGGTCGGTGCCGATGACCCGCTCATCATCGACGGGACGACGGAAGCTATCATCGACATCCCTGCGCCGGTCCGGCTGGTGCTCGGTCCTGCGCACCCCGCCGAGCGGGAGCGGTACCGTGGGGCGTGAACGGTGGGAGGAGGCGCCGGTTCCTGGTCACGACGACCTGATGGTGTCGCGCGACCGGCAACAAGGCGGTCATGTCTCCATCCTCGACAGGCAGACCGGCCTCGCGGTCGCGTCCGGCATCGGGTACAGCGACAGCCTCGCTGAGGCGCAACGACTCGCGGCGGCGTACGTCGACAAAACCGACGAGTTCGCCGTGAAACAGCCCAGGGAGATACTCAACGAGGCGAAGTCGAAGCCCCTGCGTGCCGCAACTGTCCGCATCACCGCTCGGGATGCGGTGAAGGCGGGGCTCATCACGCAGCAGCTCGCCGACAGCATCGGCGGCGACACAATGGTGGAGGTAAGCTGATGGCCTGCTGGGACTCGTTCAACATGCCGGGGGACATGCCGGACCTGCCCTCTCAGCAGGGGCGGGAGGCGTCCGACGCGGAGGTGGAAGAGTATCATCGGCGTGTCGCCGAGGCGTTCCCGATGAGCGACGACGAGTGGGGGGCGCTCGCTGCGGCCGGCCCGCTCCCGGAGGAAGACCAGGTCTTCAGTTCCGCCGGCGTGACCGACGTTTACTACTACGACGCCGCCGACGCCCCCGAGGAGGAATGATGCGGACGTTTGAGGTCACCGCCAGGGCCAGCTACCAGGTCACCGACGACGAGCTGCGTTCCAGCTACGGCGTCGACCCGCTGGAGCCGAACCGCGGCCAGCTCGCCGCCGACCTCGACGCGGAGAACTACATCGAGGATGGCCTCGGGGCGCTCGAAGGCGACCTGGACTACGTCGAGGTCGTCGTTGTCGAGGACGGCACCATCATCGGCCGCGCGAGGAGGGACGCATGACGCCCGGGGCCGCATTCATCCTCCTGCTCATCATCGCCATCATCATCATCGCGTTCGGGCTCGCCGGCGCCGAAGTCGGCGTGTGGAAGTAACGCCCGCGACCTCAAGACTGGAGCGTGACAGCATGGCTCGCACTACCGTGAAGGTGACCGCCGCGCGCCTCATCCTGGCGCTGGAGGCGAAGAAGGCGGAGCTGGAGGAGCAGCACCAGCGGAAGCTGGACGAGTACACCGACCGCGTCGACAAGGCGCTCGACGCGCAGCGGGAGACCCTCCGCGGCGCCTGGGCTGCCGTCGTTGGCGGCCAGCAGGTGGAGACGCTGCGGTACGCCGACAGCCAGCCGTCGTCGGGCTATCACGGCTTCCGGCTCCCACCCGCCGTTTACCCGCCGCGGCTCGACGTGGGCAGGTACGACAAGAGCATCGCCATCTTGAAGTTGGCGGACCCGGACGCGCTCATCCCCGTCCACGAGGACACCGACTATGCCAGGCTTCTGGCCGGCTGATGGTCCTCGGCCGGCTCCAGGTCGGGTGGCCGCATCGCGGCACCTGGCGTGACGGCGTCTGCTTCGACTGGCGCCTGAAGCCTCGCACCGGTGACCCGACCTGGACCGACCGCGACGGTGGCCTGCATTACGTCCCGCGGTACCGGTTCATCCGGCTCTACATTCAGTGGTGAGGAGGTGGGAAACATCCTGCGCCCCGGCGACCCGGAGCTATTCCTCCAGAAGTTCGAGGGCCGCACCGACCGGTACGCCCTCCAGACCCCACTCACCGGGCCGGCATGCGGATGGTCGGCCTGCACGTCCGGCCCCGGACACTACCATCAGGTGCACAAACGCCTCACCGTCGGGGCGGTGGAGGAGCATCTGCTCGGCACCGCCGACGGCCGCTACACCATCGGCGCGTACACCGTCGGTGCCGGGAACATGACCCGGCTGCTGGTGTGGGACATCGACGACGGCAGCATCGACACGGCACTGCTGGTGTGCGAGACACTCCACGAGCTGGGCGTCGGAGCGGAGAAGGTATACCTGGAGTTCTCCGGCAGGAGAGGCTACCACGTGTGGCTGCTGCTGGAGCGGCCGATGGACGCCGAGCCGGCGTACCGGGCGGCGCAGGCGGTTGTGCAGGCGTCCGGCCAGGAGTACATGGAGGCGTACCCGAAGCAGCCGGCGCTGACTGGCAAGGGGTACGGGAACTGCATCAAGCTGCCGTGGGGCGTCCACGCCGCGAACAACGGCTGGTCCCGGTCGGTCCTGGAACCGGCGCCCGGGTGGCGCTACCCCGAATGGCGCGACGTAGCCTGGACTACGGAGGACGACGTACGCCGACTCGCGCAAACATACCGGGAGACCGTACGTCCGGAGGCCCCCGCGCTGGTCGCGGCGGGGTCGCCGCTGCCGCCGTGCATGCATCGCGTCCTCCACGAAGGCGTCGACAAGGGCATGCGGGATGTCGCCGGGTACACGCTGGCCCGTCACGCCCGGAAGAACGGGCTGACGGAGGATGAAGCCCTTGCCCGTCTACTCGCCGCCAGTCAGCACTTCTCCGGTGTTCCCGCGCCGACGGAGGCGTGGGCGCGTACGAAGGTCCGGAATGCCTACCGCACCCAGGGCGGCATCGATTGCACCCAACCGTTCCTGCATAACCCCAGCAACCTACTATGCTCGTCATTGTGTCCGCGCTACCGCACCATCCCGGGTGCGCTGGCTACATCCGACGCACCGGAAGGAAGCGCTCATGCCCGTCATGAATAACCCTGACAGCCCGAACAGGGGCGGGCGACCGTCGTACACGGTCCTGGCCCAAGAAAAGGCCGCGCTGGCGGAGACGGTCGACAGCCTGACGCGGGAACTGGCGGAGCAGACCCAGCTCCGCATGGAAGCGGATGAACAGCTCGCGAACGAGCAGAAGCAACATCAGTACGACAACCACGGCTGCGCCGAGGCGCTCGACATCGCCGCCAGGAACATCGAGCGAGCGCGCGGGGAGGTCCCCGAGGGGGTCCTGAAGTTCGGTTGCGCGCACCCGTACAGCGCGTTCCCGAAGGATTACAACGGCACCCTCGTCACCGACGGGACCTTCTGGTATTGCACCTTCAACCACATGCGGGTCGGCATTCTGTCCCGCGAAGGCCAAGCCTGATGCCGCTCGCTCGCATCCGCTGCGCGTCGGCAAAACTGGAACGCCGCGGGGAGCTGTGGCTGCCGACCCCGGCGGAGTGCGTCCGGCATGGTATGGACCGCGAGGCGGACTGTGGCATGTCGGGGGAGCTGCTGGAGGCGATGTACGGGAAGCAGCAGAACCGCGGCGCGAACATCTCCACGACGGCGCTGATAGCGGACTGCCCGCGCCAGGTGGTGCTGGAGCGGCGGGAGAACTACACCGTCGACCCGCGTCGGCTGTACGCCGCGTTCCGGGGGGAGATGGCACACAAGGTCCAGGAAGGCCACATGCGGCCTGGCTCGTGGGGTGAACGCCGGGTGTGGACGGCGCATCCGCTGAACCCGGGGGAGTTCATCTCGTGCTCCCCCGACCGGGTCGACCCCGACCTCGGCTACCTGTGGGACATCAAGTCGTCGGAGGAGCTGCCGAAGGGGCACTGGAAGACGCCGTACCCGAAACACGTCAAGCAGCTCCAAATCAACGCCTTCATCATCCGGAACGCCGAATGGATAGAACCGCTGGAGGCGTCGAAGGACGGCCTGCCGCCGCTGCCGAGACGGACGGTGATGTCCGGGGGGGTGAAATGGCGGGAGTTCTCCCCGAACCCGCTGTGGGAGCCGTTCCCGGAGGAGCTACGCCCCGCCAGGTTCGAGCGGCTGTTCATCGAGTACATCGCGTTCGAGGGTTCAACGGTGCTGGAGTGCCTGAAGTCCCAGCGTGTCCCGACCACCGACGGCAACGGGACGAAGTGGGGGCCGAAAGTCCCCGACGTATGGGACGACGGCCAGGTCATCGACATGATGGAAGAGAACTACTACGACGTGAAGCGCGGCCTCGACAGCCTCGACGACCCCGTCGGCTATGTCCCTCCCGTCCCGCCGCGCCTGGCCGGCTGGCCGCTCGACAAGCGCTCCCCGTGCAACTGGTGCGATGTGCGCCCCCAGTGCATGCAGCGGGAACTGGACGAAGGGCTGCCGAGTCTGAAGGGCACCCCGGATGGGGTGCTCGACCCGAAGCTGCTGCCGGCGAGGTGAGCATGGGCAAGAAGCTGAACTTCGACCTGTTCTTCCTCGCGTCGCACTACAACGTCGAAGGCGACCAGGTGATGGACTCAACCGAGTTCGAGGTCGACGACGGCCAGCACGTCGAAGGGTGGGAACTGGTCGCCCACAAAGGGAATCTCGCGGTGCTGCTTGTCACCAGCGAGACGCTGCCAGCCAAGACAGTCGGCTTCAACCGGAAGGAGCAGGCATGAGCCTCGCGCATCGCATCGGGCGCATCATCGTCGGGAAGCCGAAGCCGCCCGCCTTCACCACCGGCGAGTTCGTCATCAACACCCTAGAGGTCCGCCTCGCCCCCGCCCCCGGCGACAAGCTGCTGCTGACGGCGTGGGGGTTCAACGGCGAGCCTCTCCACGAAGGTGATGGTGTCGTCGTCACCCCCGACGAGGTGACCCAGGTGTTCATCCCCGTACGGCTGTGGGCCAAGCTCGGCGAGGCGCAGTAGCCGATGCAGCAGGGCGCGGGGCTGATGGGGCTGGTGCTTCTGCTGGCCGTCCTCGCCGTCCCGCTGCTGTTGCTCGGCCTGCTGTACCTCGGCGCGTGGTTGGAGAACTGGCTCCGCCGCCCGCCGGAACCGAAGGACTGGGACGACCGGTTGAAGGACTGGCCGCCGTACGTCCCGAAGCATGCCGCCCCAAGGAAGCGGCGCAGACCGGGGAAGTGACCCCAGCGACATGGTAAGATTCTCGACATGGTGCAGTTGGGTCGCCACAGCGAGCGACCCACGAACGACCAGGAGGTCGTGTATGTACGAAGTCCCAGCCCCACAGCCGCAGGCCCAGGCGAACAGCGGCGGCGGCTACAGGGGCAAGAGTGGCGGCGGTCGCAAGGAGTACGACCCGCGCGCCACCGAGAAGGACTACCTGATGGCGGCGATGAACGGCTGGTCGACAGCCGCCACGCTCGTCCAGCTCGAAGTCGCGGCGCGCACGGCCGCCGGCGGGGTGTTCTCCGAGGCGGAGGTGCTCCAGCGTGCGACCGCGGTGATGGAGCAGGTCTACGAGTCCATCAAGAAGCGGCGCGCCGACATGCAGCGGCCCGGCGGCACCGGGGCCGCGACGGGAGTCGCGACAACGACCGCCACCGCACCCGCGCCGGTTCCCGCGTCGCTCGCGCAGCAGGCGCCACCCGCCCCGCAGGCGGCACCAGCGCCGGCCTACCAGCCGCCGCAGACACAAGCCGCACCGCCGGCGCCCCAGACCGCGCCGGTCTACCAGCCGCCACAGTCGGCGGTGACCCCGGGCCTGCCGGTCGCCGGCGCGACGCCGTACGACCGCTTCCCATACGCCGACCATCTGGTCCCGTTCGGGCGGCACGCGACGGTGGATGGGCAGAAGGGCGTGCCGCACATCACCATCGCCGAGCTGGCCGCCGGCATCGACCCGGGCTACCTGCACTGGGCCGCGAAGAAGGCGCCGGCCGGGAAGTACACCGACGCGCTCACCCGCGCCGGCAACCAGGGCACCTGCCCGTCGTTCCAGGAGCGGGTCATCCACTTCCTGAACGGCGCCGAGCAGGCCGGCACGCCGGTCCCGAACCCGGAGTACACCGGCTGACGTAGTACCCGAAGGGCAGTCGGGTCGCCCCCGCCAAGCCAGCCACCTGGCCGAGCCAGGTCGAGAGCAGCGGCGGGGGCGCAAGCCTCTGAGGAGGACATCGTGGACAAGTACCGTGTCATTCAGGTCCTACGCGACCCGAACCTGCTGTCGCAGGCGCTCAACGAGGCCGGCGCCGAGGGCTACTGGCTCCAGGGCGGCATCCTGGACACCGGCACCCACTTCGTCGCCGTCATGGTCCTGGAGGAGCAATGAGACTGTGGGACGCAAGCGCCCGAGCCGAGAAGGCACTCGCCGCCTCGCACGAGAAGATGGTCGCGAAGCTCGCCGCCGACTCGGCGGTCGGGTCGTTCGTGTCGACCCTCCGGAACGAGGCCGCAACGTACGCCTCCGAGTCGGGCGACAGCCACCTCGGCAACCGCTCGTCCGTCAACGAGTTCTCCGCGCGGCTGGCGGAAGGGCATGAGCTGTCCCGACCTCCCGGCCGCACAGCACGGTCGGTCGACCCCGACACCCACACCCACGGCCGCCCCGCCGCACAAATGTTCGCCGGCGGCGTCTTCGGTGCACGCCGCCCGGACGTTTACGGCAACATGCCGGTCGAGCGGTGGCCGTTCGAGTCGTGGCCCGCCGCCGACAGCGGCGGCGGTGGTGACAGCGGGCGCATCGAGAACCCGAACCCGCCGCCGGGGTACCGCTCGTGATAGGACCCGACCAGCTCCTCAACAGCGGCCAGCAGGCGTCGCAGTGGCAGAAGGAGGCCACCGACACCACCGCTGTCGCACCGACGGGCTTCCGGGAAATCGACCGGTACCTCAAACGCCGTGGCTTCAGTCGCGGCAACGCGCACGCCCTCCTCGGTCGCTCCGGTGTCGGGAAGACGATGTTCCTCTGCAACCTCATCGAGCGGTGGCTGCTCGGCGGCTGGGGCGTGTTGTTCTCCAGTCAGGAGATGACCGCTGCGCAGGTCACGAACCGCCTCCTCGCCATCCGCTACCGGCTCGCCGTCGGGAAGATTGAGGAGGAGTTCCGCGGCGGTGGGATGGTCTCGCAGGTCGCTCCGCACCTCCAGCAGTACCCCCGGGACTTCGCTGGGTTAACGCTGTTCACCCACGACCGGCCGTCGTTCCGAGACCTAAAGGAAGCATGGCGGAAGGCCGGCCAGCCGGCCATCATCGTCCAGGACTACATGGGCCGCATGGCGGAGGTCCACGACGACGGCAGCCGCATGTACGGGTCGAAGAAGGACAAAACCGAGGAAGTCGCGTGGGGCTTCAAGACGCTCGCCCGTCAGCTCAACGTCATCACCCTCACCCTCGTCCAGACCTCCCGGTCCGCCGACGGCAGCGACCGGAAGGACCTCGGGCACATCCCGTTGACGATGGACGATGCCATGTACGGCGGCGAGGCCAGCTTCGACGTGATGCTCGGCATCTTCCGGCCGGGGAAGAACCCGGACAGCTACCACGAAGACCTCCAGGAGGGCACGAACGCGGAGCAGTCCCGCTACCACCGCGCGGTCGGCATGCGGGAGAAGTACGGCGACAACATCATCGCCCAGGTGTTGAAGAACCGGTTCGAGCGGGACAACATCGCCGGCCACAAGCTGGAGACCGACTGGTCGACCATGCGGGTCGAGAGCACGACTGGAGAGCTGGGCTGGGCGGATGATGCGTGGTAGGAGGTGAAGCATGGCCCGGCGGGCGGTTGACGGCGTCAAGACTGGACGCCCCAGAAACGGCCAGAGCGGAACGCTGAACTCGCGCCAACGCCCCGATGGGCTGTACCCATGTTCCCGATGCAACCACGCTTATGCCGCTAAACACATGAGGGGCAACGCGAAGTACAGCGACCATATCGGGTCGGAGTGCCTCCGTTGCGTTAGGGTGCGTTCTCTCGCCCACAACATCGCCCGCCGCGCAGCAGTCCTCGTTCGCGTTCCGGACTGGTGCCGAGAGTGCGGTGAAGAACTTGACCCCGTAGTGGCAGAGTTCGACCACCTTCCGGGGCATGAGAAGATGTTCGACATAGGCACGTGGGTCAACCGGTACGGCGGTCTCAGCCCTGAACTACGAACCATAGAAGCCCTGGCCGCCGAGCTAAAGAAGGGCGAGTGGGTTCACGGCGACTGCCATAAACGCCGAACGTACGAACGAGAAATAACGGACCAGGCTCGCGACGTACTCGAAGCCTGGGTGACCGAAACCGGTGCAATACCTTTGGAAACCACATGACCTGCCCCCAACACGGCTACCCCCTGAAAGCCGCCTGGCCATACCTCAACCGCTGCTGGCGCTGCCTCGACGAAGGGGTTATCCCGAAGCCTGCCGTAGCTCCTGCCCCCGCCAGTCAGATGTCCTCATCCAACGTCTACCATATCGGCACATGCCGTTCGTGCCGTACCCGAGGAGAAGTCGCATGAACTGGGAAAGATACGCAGACGCCATCCACGACGCCTACTTCCCGCCCGGTCGGCCGAAGCTGCCGTGGCACCGGACCCGTTCGGGGCGGCTCGCGCTCGCCCTCGGCATCGCGTTCGGCATCGCCGCGTGGGCGCTGACGACAGCATGAGGTGGCCGAGGGTGCGCCGGCGGCATGTCGACCAGGTCGTCGCCTGGGCGGTCATCATCATTGTCGTGACGTTCACGTTCACGCTGCTGTGGCTGACCGCGATGCTCCTCGCCGGCGCGGTCGAGTACCGGGGGGAGCTGACGACGCCGCCCCCGACGGCTGCTGACTGGCGGGGCGGTACACCTGGAGGAGTGAAGCCGGAATGAGCGCGTCGCGGTTCAAGTCGTGGTGGACGTGGTACTCCGGCCCGGACGCCCGTACGGAAGACCTCCGGATGTTCGACACGGAGGAGGAGGCGCTGGAGTACCAGGCCGACCCGAAAGGGCGCGGGTTCCTCGGCGGGAAGTGGGTGCAGCGAGTCGCGGTCCGGCCGTGGGAGACGCCGACGTTCACCACCGACCCTCCGGTCCATTACCCCGGACCTGAGACGCAGGAGGAGTCGCAGCGCCGCATCCGGCTGGAGCTGCTCATCACGCGGCTGCGGAAGGCCGGCGACAACCCCGAGAAGATGACCTACGTCGAGAGGGAGCTGGAACCGACCGACGACGAACTCGCCCAGGCGTGGGCTATACTCGCTGAGGAGCAAGCCAAGAAGGACGAGCGCGCCCGGCAGCGGGCCGTCGCGAAGGGGGCAGCAGGACATGCCTGAGTTGACCATCCCGGGGCTGGTGTTCATCGCCCTGGTCCCGTTCATCCTCGCCGCGGTGCTCGCGTGGCGGGAAGTCGCCAAGACGTACAAGGCGAGCCTGGAGCATCAGGACCGCATGGCGACGCTGCGGTACGACCAGGAGCAGCGCGACCGGGCCGGCGACTTCATCGCCGCGGCGGCGGTCGAGGCGGTGTTCGCGACGGAAGAGTGGGCCGCGCGGGTCGGCTACCACGACCTCGCGAAGCTGGAGTACGCAACGACCTACCTGGAGAAGCTGCTCGACGACGAGGGCATCAAAGTCGAGCACGAGCAGCGGGTGAAGTACATCGACGCGGCGCTGACCCGGGTCCGCCCGCAGCTCCCCGCGACAGCGTCGGAGGTGGCGGAGCTGGCGCAGTCGCTCAACCGGGAGCAGCTTGACGCCGCGCTCGCGGGGCAGGAGCGCGTTCTCTTGGACGCGCCGGCCGACATCCCGGAGGAGCTGAACCGGCCGCTCAACACCCAGGCGCGGGCGTTGTCCCCCGGGGAGCATCGGGCCGCCGCGGAAGGGAGCGCCGACTGATGATACGAGTCACGGTCGAGCTACTACCGGCCGGCGACGAGGAGCGGAAGCGGCTCCTCGGTGTCGCGACCATCGCCAACGACGGCTCCAGCCTCAACCCCTCGTTCGGCAACTACGTCGTGTACCTGTCGAAGTGGGCGCCCCATCAGAACCGGACGTGGAAGGCGGGGGCGGTGACGAAGTTCAACCGCCGCACCCGCGGCCCGTGGGACCTCTTGTACGTCGCGCTCCGGAACATCGTCGGGGACAGGAACCCGTAAGGGGGTAGGATGCAGCGGCGGCCGTACCGGTCCCGGCAGTCGAAGTTGACGTACTGGCGTCGACGCCTGGTCGTCGTGTGCATCCTCATCATCGTCACGCCGTTCATCCTCGCCGAGGCTGCCGCCCTCGCCGACCGTGCCATCCATCCGGAGCCGCGCGCCCGGTCATGGGCGACGAATGAGTTCGGGGCGCCGTACGCGCCGGCCGACAAGGCATGGGCACCGCCGACGACGCGGGCCAAGCCGAAGCCCAAGCCGAAGGTGAAGCCGGCGAAGGCGAAGCCTGGTGCCTGGCCGGCGTGTAAGCCGAAGCGCCGGCCGAAGGACATCCCCGCGAACGCCTTCCGGGAGTACGTGAGGGCGGGGAGGTGCGATTGGTGGGTTCTCGCCGGCGTCGGGTTCGTCGAGTCCAACCACGGCCAGTCGAACGCGCCGGGGGTGAAGTCGGGCGTCAACCGCTTCGGCTGCTGCGCCGGCCCGATGCAGTTCCACATGGGCGGCACCGCGCAGCAGTATGGACTGGACAGTCGCACGGTGTACCAGTTGAAGTACGCCGTTCCGGCGGCGTTCCGTCTGCTGCACGACAACGGCCTCGGGAACAGGAAGCTGGTCGGCCGCTGTGCGTCGACCGCCCGGCGCTACAAGGTTCCGACCGGGACCGCGAATGCGCTGTACCACTACAACCGCGCCTGCTGGTATGTCGCCGGGACGCTAGGACCCGGACTGCACTACAGATATGAGGCTGGCTGATGCAAGACCGCGACGAAGGTCGCGATGGCGATTACGTCGTCACCGCGCAGTGGATAGGGGAGCACCTCCTCGCCGGTGGGTCGTACTTCGGTAGCGTCCAGGCCGCCCGGGAGTGGGCGGCCGGGTGCCTCGGCGTCGACCCGTCGGAGGTGGAGGTAGTCGTCTCCGACCAGTCGTCGCCGGACCCTCCGCCGCAGCGTGCCCTCTTCGAGGAGAACGGAATCGCGGGCGTCTAACACCGAAAGGGTAGAACATGACAGAAGAGACGATGGTGCTGTTGAAGCACTGCGAGAAGCACATGCCGGACGCTGCCCTCCGGGCCGACTTCCAGGACTGCGTCCTGCCGGAGGCGAAGGACGACCACGCTCGGGAGGTCCTCCAGGACTACTACAACCGCCGCCGGCGGCACCGGAGTTTCCAGCCGGGCAGCTTCACCCACAACAACCACATCGAGGCGCTCGCGACCGTGGCGGGTCGCTGCGAGGTCTGCGGGAAGCCCGCCCGCGGCCGGACATGCGGCGCCCGGTGCCGCAAGACCCTCTCTAGGGGGGTGTGACACCGACACCCCCCAGTTTTAGGTGTGACAAACCGCAGGTCAGAGGGGGTGCCCCCGGACGGTTTGGTCACTACCCTACCGGAAACACAAAAGCCCAGGTCAGAGACCTGGGCTTTGTGCGTCAGAACGGCTTGTAGAGGCTCAGTTGAGGGCGGCGTACGTCGGCCCCCACACCGACGACATGTTCTTCAGGACTTCGGTGCCGTCGGCGAGGAGGAACCGCACCTGGCCGGCTTCCGACTTCCCGCGGACGCGCATGAGGTCGTGGTCGTCGAGGTGCCCCGCCCACTCCCGCCCGGAGTCGGTTCGCCACCCCGTCGTCTCGGGGGTGCCGCATGGGACGCACCAGCCGACCGACGAGTGGACGTGCCAGTCGGGGATGTTCTCCAGCTTCCATTGCGTCTCGACGGTGCTCGTCCAGCGGCAGCCGTCGTAGATGGCGGCGTTGCGGTAGCAGCGGTGCCGGACGACACCCTCGACCGTCCAAAAGTCGGCACCCTGAACCGGCACGCCGACACAGACGTTGACGGTGTCCTCGTAGAGGTTCCCCGCCGCGGTGACGTGGAACGCCGTCTGCTGCTCGCCGGTGCACGACTCGGCGGGGATGAGGTCGGTCGAGTCGTGCGCGCCCGCCGGCACCATGCCGACCAGGACGAACGCCACGCTGAGCAGCATGGCGACGAGAACTCTTCTCATGCGTCTCCTCTCAGGAGCCGGCGAAGCGCCGCCGGCGCCGGCCTTCCTCACCGGGCTGCTTCCGGATGTTGGCGACCTTCTTGCGGGTCGGAGCCATCGGGGCGGTCCCGGCCTGCATGTCCTCCCGGACGCCGGCGCCCCGCTGGCCGCCTTCCGGACCCGACTTCGAGCCCTTCCTGGCCTCGGCCATCGTACCTCCCCTCTTACGCCCCGTCGAGGCGGATTGCCGAACCCGCCATGTGCTTCTTGGCTCTGCCTGCCCTGGACACCCGTGCGGTTGTCGCCGGGTTCGTCTCGGCCGGCACCTGCTTGACGGCCTGCCGTGCGCCGCCTTCCGGCCCGGACCGGGAGCCGCGCCTTGCCGCCGGCGCCGGCTCCGGGAACTCCATCAGGTGCTCGCCGTAGAGCTGCTGGCCGTAGTCCGCCATCACCACACCACCCGCTCGTCGGGGTCGCTGATGCGCCGGACGGTGGCGCCATCGGTCGCCCTGATGAAGAGGATGTCCTCACCGGCGAAGCGGATGGTGTAGTCGTCGGGGATGTTGACGTGGTACATGCGGTCCTCCTAGTAGGTGAGGCTCCCGCCCCCACCACCGCGGGTGTACCGACGGCGGATGCGGCGGGGAGGTTTCGTTCTGCGAACGGGCCGGCGCCGGCCGCCGGAGGTCAAGCTGAACCGTTGCGGCCGGGGCAGCCCCTTCCGGCGGCGGGCCATCAGTAGCCCCGGCGTCTCGACCGGGTCGACAGCGGCCGCATCGGGCGGAAGCGGCCGACCCGCCGGGGGGTTCCCGGCGTCAGGTTCCTGCCGACCCGCCGTCCGGGCATGCGGGTCTGCCGCTTCGCCATCGGCCGGATGGGGGTGAAGCGGATGCTCCTTCGCATGCCCCATGCGCGCCGGCGTCGTGTCATCGCCATCGTTTCTCAGCCTCTCGTGTGGCTGCCCCGTCTACTGGTGTCCTCGCGGGCTCGCCCTTCCGTGCGGCGGCCTGCCGTTCTGCCTCCTCCTCGAACAGCCGGTCGAGCCCGACACCGAACGTCTGGTCGAACTGGTCGAGGTCGACCCGCCACGGCTCCTGCGCGACCGCCTGCGCGGCCTGCGCGCGGGTCATCTGACCGGCGTTGTACGCCGCGGCCTCCGCCGGGTGCCTCGCCGCCCACGCCTCACCGATGTCCTTCTCGGTGATGAAGTCGGCGGTCCACTTCTCATGTCCGGTCGCGGCGTCCGCCCACCGCGTAAGGGCGGCGGCGACGGTACCCGCGGCGGACCTGAAAGCCACGGCCAACACGACCGCGGCGGAGACGCTCCCCGCGGCCAGGACCGCGCTGGCGGCCAAGACTGGGTCCATGCGTCACCCTCACATTCGTCGAGATGTACTTCGCTGACGTGGCCTGCATCCGTCGGAAGCGTGCCATCGTGTCGGGGATGCCGTACGGGTTCGGCAGTGCCGTCCCGGGTGTGTTGTCGCCGCGGACGCCCCACTCGGCGAGGAGCTTCCCGGGGCCTTTCACTTCCAGGTCGAACTCCGTCGCGATGTGCATTTTCCAGCCGGCCTGCCGGAGGATGGCCTGTCCGAGCGCGACCTGCGAGATGACCGCGGGGATGGCCCCGAAGAACGTCCCGAGCACGACGATGACGGTCTTCTGGTTCGGGAGGTAGAACTCCGGCGCCCACGCCGGCAGCAGCGTCTTCGCGAACACCGGAGGGTTCGACCACTTCGACACGGGCAGGCGGTAGTAGAACCGGACGCCCCACCCGACGAGGGTCAGCCACATCTTCGCGTCGGCGCTGGAGATGTCCGGCATGGGGTTCTGCCAGCCGGGGACCGGGACATGGAACCCGCCACGGGTCCTGCGGGGGTACCGGTCCCGGTCCATGCTCACCGCCCTAGAAGATGTTCGTGACGAGCAGGTCGATGAACAGCAGCACGTCGATGATGATGAGGTTCACGACCATCCAGCTTCTCAACGTCTCCTCCTCCTGCCCCGCAGAACGTTCTTCGCGAACAGCGCCCGCCGCTTCGCGAGCTTCCCGTACCGGCCGGCCCTGGCCGCCCGCATCTTCGACGCGGGTATCTTCCTGCCGGCGGGGACGCCGAGCTGCCGGTGCAGCGCGCCCTTCTTGAACCGGATAGTCTTCTGCCCCTTCCGTCGCGGCCGGACGTAGCCGTAGCGTGTGCTACGCCGGCGTCTCCGCGCCATGAAGGTCTCCCATCTTGCCCCGTTCAGACCGGACAGCCGGTGTTGGCCTCCGCGATGTAGCTGTCATGGTTGTGGTCGCTCCCGACCTGGCCACTGGAGGACTGCGCCTGGAGGTTGTTGGTGATGGTGCGGTAGTGGTCGATGCCGGGCTCGCCGTCGTTGGGGCACACCCAGGGGGTGTAGTAGTCCTCGGAGGTGTCGTTGTAGGTGCCGGTGGTGTAGATGGCCGTCGCCTCGGAGACGTAGTAGCCGTAGAAGGCGTCGTAGTGGTAGAGGTTGATGGTCACGTCGCCGTAGATGATGTTGCACTCGTCGTTGCTGTCAGGCCCGTATGTGCCGAGACGGCACCGGACCTTCGTGTGGCCTCGGAACGCACCTTCGTTCGGGCCGGAGGTGGCCCTCTCGGTACAGGTGCGAGCCTCGAACACCTGCCCGTTGTTGAACGCCGACAGGGTGCTGAACGTGCTCGCGCCAGGCTTGCAGTCCATCTCGACGGCGTACGCGGGGGTGGGCGCGAACCCGACGAGGGCGAACGCAACCGCCAAGAGGAGCGGAATGAGAGCAAGCTTCAGTTTCACAGCACGAACTCCCTGGTCAGGTCCTCAGCTTCGCCGAGGAACGTGTCATCATCGCACGGCCGGTCGATGCCCGCCACCACCCGTGCGTTGTCCCGCTGCCAGAACCGCAGCGCCCGCCGCCGGTCGTCCGGGAGCATGCCTGGCGTGTCGGACCAGCGCGCAACCCACAACGGCCATCCTGGCGGCCACGGCCGTCCGCCGTACACGTTCGTCCAGTAGTTCAAGTTGACGTACACGATGGGGTAGCGACCGAGCGCCGACCGCATCGCCTCCATGTACCCCTCCAGGACCATCCACGACGGGTCGCTGAAGGACCCGTCCCGGAAGTGGCGGCGTTCCACGTCGACGGCGTGCATGATGCCGCGCGGGTCGCTGACGGTCCGGAGGTACTGGTCGGCCTGCTCCAGCCCGGTCCATTCCGCGCGGAGGAAGTGGTAGCCGCCGAAGACGACCCCGGCAAGCATCGCCCGGCGGCGGTGGTCCCCGAACGTCGGGTCCTGGTAGTCGCCACCCTCCGACGCCTTATGGAAGTCGAAGGTCACACCGCCCTGCTTCAGCTCCGTGTAGGAGCGGACGACGACCCAGTGGCTCGTGTCGACGCCACGGCAGGTACTAGACATCGCCGACGACGAGCGGCCCGTACCGGTAGGTGACGGGGTGGGACGCGATGGTCACGACGATGCGGTACCAGCCGAACCCGACCGCGAGGGCGGTGACGGTGTCTTCGAGCTGGACGGTGAAGATGCCCGCCGCCTCGTCGGTGACGACCCCGGCGATGGTGACGCCGCTGGCGTCCGACGCGGTCTTGCTCGACTTCGCGATGAACGCGATGCTAGCGCCGGCGAGGCTTTTGCCGGTCACGAACGTCAGCAGCGGTTCGTCGCTTTCGGGTATCGGGAGGGGGACCTCCTGCGGGAGCGTCGCCATCTACTCCTCCGGGTCGTAGTCGGGCGCCGGCGACCAGAACGTCCAGTCCGGCGGGTCGATGTAGAACGTGTAGTCCGGCGGGGGCAGGTCGACAACCTCGACGGGACCGGGGCCGGTCACGAACCCGTCGATAGGCTGCGCCTGCTCCGCCTCGACAACTTGGCCGAGCTGATGGACCTGCGGGACACCGACGAGGCCGCCCATCGGCTGCGCCTGCTCCAGCTCGACGACCTGCCCGAGCATAACAGTCTTCGTGACGCCGAGAGGCTGCGCCGTCTCCGTCTCCACAGACGGACCTATCACCCAGAGCTGGTCGGGCGACTCCGCGAGGGCGTTCATCCCGAGGATGAGGTCCTGGTACGCCGCGCCGTCTTCGGTGGTGTTGTCCTCCAGCGAGACGCTGTCGCTGCGGGCGTTGAACAGCGTCAGGTACTCGCAGTGGTAGTCGACGTAGGTCTGGAGGGTCGCGAGTATCCGCTGGAACCCGAGCGCGCGGTGCGCGCGGGTGCCGCGGTTCCCGCCGGACGCACACAGGACCGTCCCGCCGCCGAGGTCCATCCCGTACTCGGAGACGGCCAGTTTCCGGCCGTCGAGGTCGGACCACTGCCGTGTCGCGGTGCGGTTGTCCCGGAGGTACTGGAAGTCCTCCGCGTGCTTCGTCGCGATGTTCGTCGTCGACCCGCACGCGATGTAGGACTGCTGCGACACGATGTCGATGAAGTTCACGCCGCCAGCCAGCGTCGGCCACAACGCCTCCATCCGAGATGGGGTGAAACTGTGGCTGTTCATGTAGGTCATCTGCCAGCGAACCCGCGTGCCGACGCCGGCGGCCTGGAACCGGGCGTACACCCGCCGCCATGCCGCGATGTAGTCGGTCGGGGTCATCCCCGAGCCGGGGGTGGTGTTCTGGTCGTTCTCCCCCTCATGGTGCCAGGTGTACTTGATGGGGCGGGCGGGGTCTATGTTCGCGACGATGCTGGCCGCGAGCGCATCGAAGTTCGCGTCGCCAGCACCCGACCCCTGGCCGGCCCAGTTCACCCCGGCGGCGCCCTTGTGGTACAGGAGAATATCATGGCCCTGGTTGTACGCGGTGATGACTTCCGCGGGGAGCGCGGAGCCGTTCGCAAGGTAGTACGACCACGGCCCGTCGAAGTTCCCGTCGAACATGGCGATGTCGCGGTTCAGCTTCGTCCGCCACGACCCCGTCTCGCTGTTACCGGCGAGGTCCTGGTACCACTGGTTCTTGTCGCGCCACAGGCCGACCCGGAGCGGCGTCCCGCCGGTCGGGAGCATCGGCTGTGCCGTCTCCGTCTCCACGATTTGGTTGAGTGGCACCTCGCGCGCCCCAGTCAGCCCTTGCGGGGTCTCCAGCTCCGTGACCTGCCCGAGAGGAACCGTGATGGAGCCGCCGCCGAACACCATCGCCTGCGGCGTCTCCGTCTCCGTCACCTGGTTGAGGGGAACGTACTTCACGACGCTGACGGCCTGGGCGGTCTCGACTTCGGAGGCTTGGCTGACTGCGGGGGCGGACTGGACAGTCAACCCCTGCGCCGTCTCGGTCTCCTGGACCTGCCCGACGGGGACCCGCGTCGTCCCGCCGGTGCCTTTCACCGCGACATGGATGATGGCCTGCCGGCCGGTGAACGTCCCCGCGTCGGTCGTGAACGTCTCCCCACCGAACGTCCCCGCCTGCCGCGAGTACGTCCCGCCCTGGTTGCGGATGCTGCACGACACCGCATAGTTCGTCGAGCCACCGGCGTCGTCGCTGTCCTTCTCCGACAGCTCCTCGTGGTTGGTCGCCTGCGCGAGGGTGAAGTCGGGTACGCTGCCTTTCCGGAACCCGTACCCGACGAGCAGGACCGACCCTGGCGTCGAGATGGTCTGGTTCGGCAGGACGATGCTGCTGTCGGTCCCGAGCGACGTATCGGAGGTGTCCGTCGCATCGAACCCGTTCGTGGACCGGAGGAGCTGCCCCGCGACAGCGCTGTTGCTTGACACGTCCAGGTTGATGGTCGCTTCCGGCTCCGACGCGCCCGCAATGCGGGTGAGGTGGTTGAGCTGCATGCTGCTGTTCATCACCGTCGTCCGGACGGTGTACGGCGCGCCGCCGAGGCCGGTGGCGGACACGACCGGGGTGATGGACGACACCAGCACAAACAGCTCGATGAGGTCGCCAGCTACGGCGACACCGGCGATGCCGGAAGTCTGGTACGACGTGGTCGACCGGGCTTCTCCGGTGATGTCGCCGACGGGGGTGATGGCGGCGCCCTGCTGGACGCCTATCGCTTGCGCCGTCTCCGTCTCGACCGTCTGAGCGACCGTGACCCGCTTCTCCGCGGTCATCCCGAACGGCGTCTCGGTCTCGGTGACCTGCCCGAGTGGAACGTACGTCGCTGGAGTGACCGCCTGAGCCGTTTCGGTCTCGGTGGTCTGACCGACGGCTACGTCCAGCTCGACTGTGAGGCCCTGGCCCGTCTCCGTCTCGACAACCTGCGCGACGGCGACACTCTTCTCAACTGTCACCGCTTGCGCGGTTTCCGTTTCGGTCACCTGGCCGACGGGGACGTTCTGGTCTCCACCGGCGCCGACGGTGATGGCCTGCGCCGTCTCGGTTTCAGTTACCTGCGCGACGGTGACATCTTTCTCGACCGTCAGCGCTTGGCCGGTCTCCGTCTCTGTCACCTGCGCGACCTGCACATCGAGTTCGACGGTGAGCGCCTGCGGCGTCTCCGCCTCCACGACCTGTCCCAACGGGACGTATGTCGCCGGCGTGACCGCCTGAGCGGTCTCCGTCTCGGTGACCTGCGCGGCAGCGACATCCTTCTCGACAGTCACCGCCTGGCTGGTCTCCGTTTCGGTGACCTGCCCGAGGTTGACGGTGACGCCGCTAGCGACCTCACGGACGGCGACGCCGACAGCGACCGCGTCGTCGGCGGCGGCGGTGAAGTCGACCGTGATGGTGCCGCCGGTCGCGATGTTCGTCCGTCGGACCGTGACTCCGCTCTTGGTGCCGTAGTCGAACGTGTTGGCGCTGGTGTAATCCGCCCCCACGGTGATGTCGGCAGGAGCGTTCGCGCCGGAGAACAGCGTCGCCGCGATGAACGTCTCCACACCCGCCGGCGTCACCAGTGACAGCGCCGGGTTTGCTAGCGAGTCGCTGTTCAACGTGTCGGTGTCGACGACCTCCGTGTCAGCCGCCGCTGTCGCCGTGAAAACGTGAACCTTCAGCGAGGTCGCTGCCGCACCCTGCCTGGTGACGACGCAGTCCTGGGTGCCGTCGGGGATGGTGTCGCGGTCGCCGAGAAACCACCCGTGAGCGGAGCCAAGCTCCCCGGTGGTGTGCAACACCGGCGAGCCGGTGACCTCGGCGAGGGACTGGCCGCCGTATGTGATGGACGCGACCTCGTCTGCTGACGTGAGGTACTGGACGAGGACGAGGACGCCGGCGACGTTCGCCGCCGCACCGGCGTGGGAGACGGTGACGGTTGCACCCGTGCCAGCGCCATTCGTGTAGGTGTCGAAGGCGATGGCCATTTCGCCTCCCTGTTACGCGGAGCGGTAGAACCCGGTGGCGGCCACCTGAAGCACGACGTTGTTGCCGTCGGGGGTGATGGAGACGGCGTGGGCGGTCAGGGGGATGACGGCCGTGTCGGCGGAGCCGGTGTCCGGACGGAAGCAGAGCAGCACCTTCCCGATGGCGTTCCCGCCGAGGGCGGTGTACGTCTGGTCGGGGACATCCAGCTCGAACCGGTTGTTGGTGTCGTCCGGTGCCGGCACCGCCGCCAGCTCCGTCTCGGTGAGGACCTTCCGGGCCTGGTTCGTCTGCTCGTTGTTCGCGGCGGCGAGCAGCGCCGACAGGTCATCATAGTTGTTGAGCGTGTCGTCCGCTTCGATGCCGGTCGTCTCGACGAGGACCACCACGAACGCGGCGTTCGCCGTCGACGTGAACTCACCCGCCGACGCGAGCACCAGCGAGTTCTCGACGGCGTAGTAGTAGTACTTCGCCTTCCCGCGGGCGAAGTTGAACATGAAGTCGGAGCCGGCCATGTCAGACGGTCCCTTCTCTCAGGGCCGTCTTCACGGCCTCGACGGCTTGCTCTGGGGTGATGCCACCGCCAGGCCCGGTGGGGATGGCCGCGATGGCGGCGAGCACGCGGGTCTCCAGCCCGGCGATGAGGACGCTGAGGGCGGTCTCCGCCGCGGAGACCTTGTTCACGACCTCACCGGCCTTGGTGTTGACCTGGTTGTAGGTCTTCTCGACCTTCTCGACCGCTTGTGTGATGTCCAGGCCCCGAGCGCCCCTCATGTCGGCGATGGCCGCCAGGATGTCTTCGCGTGCACCCACGAGTTCGTCCTCCTCTAGTGGAACGTGGTAGTGATGGCGGAACAGCGGGTCGTTCGCGCCGCGCGCTTCAGCGCCGACGAGGACACCCCGCCCGCCGCGGGCCTCGACGTTCAGGCCGTCGATGGTGCCGGCGGTGTGGCCGATGCCCGACGCCGACTCCCACGGGAAGATAACCCCGATGGTGAAGTCGACCGCCCCCCCTGCACCGGCACGGAAGCCGATGGCGGCGTACACCGAGTCGATGGTGCCGGTGCCGAATTGGCGGTTGTTACAGACCTGCCGGCCGTACAGGACGTTGAGGATGCCGCCCATGTAGCCGGAGCAGTCCCACCCGTCGCAGCCGTCGCCACCCCACACATACGGGTCGCCGGCTTCACCGCGGGCGAACGTGACCGCCCTCGCGAAGTCCTCGACGGTGGGCATCAGTTCACCGTCTCGTCTTGCCAGTCGGGCGTGTCGTCCTGCTGCGCCGACTCGTAGATGGCGCGGACCTCCTCGGGGGTCAGGTCCGCCCCTTCCTCCGGGGCCTTCTCAGTCATGCTGGTCCTTTCTGCTCAGCCACCCCTGACCGCCACCACGGCGCGCGAAGTGAACGTACAGCCCGACCGTGAGTAACGCCATCGCCGGCACAACAGCCGCGAGGATGATGAACACGCTGATGAGCCTGCCATACAGCGTTGTCGCGACGGGGGCGTCGCCGAACACCAGCCGCCACGTCACGAGGATACTGTACACGATAGCGGCGACGCTGTCGGTAACGAGCGCGACGGTGACGAGCAGCCGGACCGGTCCCGGCAGTAACGCCCGACCCGGCAGCCCTTTCCGGAAGTACAGAACCAGGAACGCGAAGCCGGCGATGCCGCCTGCACCAGCGAGCAGCTCCAGGAACAGACGGAATGTCACGGCTGAGCCTTTCTACGTTCGGGGTTTCGCGCCGAGGAGCGCCGCGGCGAGTGCCACAAGATGGTTCGCGTCGGTGAACTCGCGGGTGCGTTCCGTCTCCCGCTGCGCCTCCTTGACGACCTTCTCGGTCGCCCGAGCCTTCCGTCTCGCTTCGTCGAGCGGGTCTGGACCGGTACGCCGCCGCCAAGGCATGGCTACCTTCTCTCCGCCTGCCCTGCGAGCCGCTCCGCCTGCAACCGGAGGGCGTCGAGCAGGTCGTTGTTAGCGCGTGCGCGCTCCACACCGGATTCCTTCAGTTCCGCTTCGAGCCTGTCTGCGCGCTTCTCATGGATTGCCGCGACCTGGTCTTTCAACGCCAGCTCACGGTCGACCTGGAAACCCCACCGGACGACACCGCGGGCTTGGGCGAGGATGAACGCGATAAGGAACGCGAGTACATCACCGCGCTGCTGGAGGAGCGTCACCCAATCCATGCGCCGCTCCTACTCCGGAAGTTCGTCGTTACCGGTGACCTCCAACGCGAACCAGGTCTTGTTGTCGGCGGTGGCCTGAATGTTCCCAGTGCCCGACCCGGACACCCGGGAGTATTTCAACTGGAACGTTTTGTACGCGGTCGCGTCGGGAATGTACATCCACGTGAACGTCCCGCCGAACGCGCCGACGTTCGCTATAACCATCTTCGGTCCGAGCGCCGCCCCTATCGCGGCGCCCCCTTCGTCACGGACCTGGATGGCAAACCCGAACCCGACCGTGTCGGCGGTGAAGCTACGAGCGTGGAACGTCAGCTTGTACATGACGCCCTTCAGCACCCGCGTGCTGATGAGCAGACCGGCGTAGGAGACCTCCGTTGCGCCGGTGGCGTCAGGACCGTTCGATTCGGTCTCCTTGTACCAGTCGGTCCGCATGCCGAGAGCGGCTTCCGACTTCGGTGCTTTCGACTCCCGGTCGAGCGCCGGGCCGCCCGGCTGCCCGTCCCGCCGGCGGGCTTTCCCGCGGAAGACAGCTTTCGTCTCCCGGTGCGGCTCCCGGTCCATCGCCAGCTCCGGCATGCTACACCTCAGCCAGCGTCAGCCGGAACCAGTGCGACTCTGTCGCCTGGCCCTGGGCGTCCTGCCCACGGGGCATGTCCGTCGCCTTCGTGTAGTCGAGCACGGCGACCTGGTAGGCGGTGCCGTCCTTGTCGACGAACTCGACGGTCTGCTTCTCCGGGTCGCGCAGCATCGTCTCCAGCTTCGCTTCCAGGCTTTCTGGCGTCTCGCCGTACTCCGCCCCACCGACCATCCGCATATCGGTCCGGCGCGCTGCGACGGTGAACGTCCAGCCCCACCGCACATCGGGGACGACCTGATAGTCGACCTCGAACGACGCGACGATGGGGCGGGCATTCGTGGCGGAGCCGCTGAACGTCGCTGGGGTCAGCGTCAGCCGGTACCGGAGCGTCTTCGAGCGGCGGAGGTTTGCGAGGGCCGGCACCGCAGCAGCCTTGAAGCGGGCGGTCTGCTCACCCGCGACCGCCATCGTCCCGACGGTCGCCCACGACCCGCCGGCGAGGAAGCTGGTGCCGTACACCTGGTCGGCGGTGACCTCCACCGTCACGGAACACCCCGCCGGAAGCGGTTCCTTCAGCCGCAGCCGGAACTCGTGCCACAGCTTGTCCTGGTCGGGCAGCTCCGCATCGAACTCGCTGCTGATGATGGTGCTGGCCTGATACTCCCGGAACGCGGGGTCTTCGACGTTGAGAAGGGCTTCGTTGTACGCCGCCGCGACGAGCCGGTTCTGGTACACGATGGTGTTCGACACCCACCCGTCGGTCGTGAGGTCCATGCTTTTCAGGCTCGGGCCGGGCAGGACGGCATCCTTCCCGGGGTCGTAGTAGAACAGCCCGCCGTAGCCGTGGGTGAACACGAGCCACTGTCGGTACGACACCGACTTCGAGAACCGCGCGGTCAGCCCCCCAGGGCCTTGGTCGGCGAAATGGGCGGGGGCTTCGTAGATGAGTTTCATCGTCTCGCCGTCGTAGCCCCAAAGCTGCCCGACGGTGGAGACGTTATCGTCGGTGTACGCGAACCCGGTGACGTACAGGACACCCTCGTGGAGGGTGATGCCCCTCGCGCGGAAGTTCGACGGCCAGATATGCACCGCCTGGATGGTAATGAGGTCGGTGATGTACAGGCACGACAACGTGCGGCGGTCGGTACCGAGGATGTAGAACCGCTGATTCCAGAACTCCCCGTCGATGATGTCGAGGTCGGTGTTCCCGACCGGCGACCATCCGGCGTTGTCCTCCCGCCACTTCCACAACCGCTGCTCCGCGGCCATGATGTCCTGCTTCCCGAACCCGCCCGCGAGCATGGTGATGGTGTCGGCCGCCTGGCCGTTCAGCTTCGTGTTGATGGTCTCGGAGGAGTGGCCGATGGTGTACACCGAGCCGTCCTCGGCCCCGAGGTGCATCGCGTACATGCTCGCCGACGCGGCGTTCGACCGCGCCATTGCGGTGAGCAGGTCCGCGTTCGGCATGTTCATCAACGTCGACGCACCCGTCAGCGACGCGACCCGCCGGAGGTATGTCGCGCCCTCGCTGCCGAAGTACAAGTTCGGGTTGCTGTTCTCGTTCTGCGCGCGGACGACTAACAGCTTCTCGCTCGCGCCGTTCACCAGCCCCTCCGTGCGTTGCTGGAGGGTGAACCGCGGCTGCGCGTAGCCGTCGCGTACGTCGGCGGTGCCCCAGTAGAACATGCTGGCGCCGGCTTCGTCGCCGTACCAGCGGAACCTGCCGATACCCCCCGCCCAGTCAGCCTGCTTCCATGTCGAGAACGGCCCGAGGGTCTGCGGCTCACCCTGCCTGACTGGGGCGCGGGCGTACAGGGCGGAGGCGTTCGACTTCACGTAGGAGTCCGGGGCGATGAGGAGCCCCGTCCCGTCGAGGGTGACGACACCGGCCGCCGGCGGGGTCGGCATGTCAAACCGCCAGCCCCGGTAGGGACATGCCGGCGCCTTCGCCCATCATCCTCGTGAACTTCGTGAAGTACATGTCCGCGAGGTTGAGCAGCTCGTTCTCGTCGACCCGGTCCGGGTCGGACGGCTCCCAGTTCTTCCACCGGGCCTTCTCGAACACCATGTTCTCCGCGACGAGACCCGCCGCGTACGTGAGCGCGCGGTCGAGGGCGGTGTCGGGGATGGTGTACGCCGTCGACGTGGGGACCGGGAACGGTTCGTGTGACACGACGACATAGGCGGTGGACGGGTCCAGGCCACCGAGTTCGCTGCCGCGTTTGAACCACGGCAGGCTGGTGCTGGTGCCCTTCTCCGCGGCGTCTTCGATGTCGAAGACGTGGTCGACGTACTGGCCGACCGGTACCGCGACGAAGCCGGCGGTGTCGGTGGTGACGTTCGCGCTGTACACGATGCGGTAGTACACCGGGTACAGCTCCGCCATTGCACCCTCAGCCACTTCGTCGAGCAGCTCGTCGGGGAAGGCCGCCCTCGTGTCGTCACGGAGACGACGGCGCAGCCTTCGCCTCCAGCCGGTCAAGTCGAGGGAGGCCATGTCCTACTCCTGGTAGCTGGCGGGGGCGGAGGAGGGCTTCTGGGTCTCCCGGGCGATAGCGGCGATGGCTTGCTGCTGCGCCTCCGCCAGCTTCCGGACGGCGAGGGTCTGCTCCGGCCCGGAGGCGGTCCGGCGGACAACCTCCTGCGCGAGACGCTTGAACCGCTCCCGGAGCCACTCCATCCGCTGCTGCTGCTCCTCGTCGGGGCGGTGGTAGTCGAAGATGTTGTCGAGGTCGAAGTAGGCCACGCTGCCCTCCAATACGGGAGCAGCCCGTACCCCTCGGGGGCATCCGAGGGGCCGGGCCACTCTGTCGTGTCGCCGTGGGCGGCGGCTCAGGTGTCGATGTCGGTGATGACGACGACCGCGTGGGCCTTCTCGTTCTTCACCTTCAGACCGAACTCGCCGACCATCTGCTCCTTCTCGGTGTCGCCGGTCTTCGCGAGCGGCTCCGAGAACCAGTCGTCGAACACCTCCAGCCACACGTACTCGTCCTGGATGGCGAGCGCGCGGTTCCGCGGGAAGTGCCGGTTGACCTCCAGGTTCAGCTCGCCGAAGTCCGACTCGTACACCGAACGGACCTGGCCGGCGCCGGGGTCGTCCCGGTCGACGCGGACCTTGTCGGTGTTGAGGGAGGAGAACTTCCGCTTGAACAGCGGCGACACCATCAGCCGGCTCGGGGAGCCGCCGAGGTTGTACGCCGACTGGAGCGCGTCCGCGAGGGCGACCTCGCCGACGGCGAAGTTGGTGCCGGCGGTCGCGGCGGTCGCGACGTTGGTGGTCACCTGCGCGAGAAACCCGGCGAAGGTGCGCTGCTTCGTCGACGCGCCGCCGACGAGGTTCCGGACGGAGTGGACGAGCGCCCGCTCCAGCCGAATCGCGAGTTCCTTCACCTTCCGCGCCTTCGCGCGGGCCAGCGGGTCGGTGATGCCCCACTGCCTCTGCTTCCGGGCCGACCGGGAGGCGTCCACCAGCTCTTGGAAGATGGCGGTGTAGTTGAACTTCCCGGACGGGTCGCCGTCCCTCGACGCCTGCGGGTCGGCCCCCTCGTAGGGGACCTGGCCGATGATTTCGAGGACGACGCCGTTGGAGAGGGTGTCGGGGGTCGTCGACGCCCACATCGTCGCGTTGGTGGTGACCTGGGTCGCCGACGGCACCGCCGTGACCTCCCAGATACCGGTCGGGTTCTCGACCAGCCCGGCCGCCGGCACGACCTTCAGCAGGTCGCGGACGCGGATGTTGGACGAGTCGACGACGGGGATGATGTCGGTCGCCTCGACGCCGGTCGCGGTGACCGTCTGCGTGTCGAGGTCATCCTCCAGCCACTCGTACTTCGTGTTGTCGACGCCTTCCCGCTGGAGGCTGGTCTGGAGCGGCACGTCGAACTTGTTCAGCAGCAAGATGACATCGTCCATCGTCTGACGGACGGTGGCGGCTGCCTGGTTGCCGGTGGTGCGTGGTCCCTGGATTGCCATGACGGCGTGGTCTCCGGTCTCAGCCGGACTGGTCCGCCTTTCCGCTGCGGTCCCATGAGGAGTACACGGTGCCGCCCGGGACGAGCGTCACGTCCGGGTGTTGGGCCTTGAAGGCGAGGTAGTCCTGCATCTTCTTCTCCGGGGACTGCCTGGAGTTGAAGATGGCGCGCAGCTCGGCCGCCGGGTCTTCCCCACCCGTTGGGGTGGGAGACGGCGCGGAGGGCGCCCCACCAGCAACCCGAGGTTCCGGAGTCGCGGCAGGAGCCGCCGGCGCACTTCCGGGCACCGTTGCTGGTGCCGGGGCGGCCGGCGCACCACCAAGTCGGGTGTTCAGCTTCTCCGCGTCCGCGAGGATGGCCTCGGGCGTGTCGCCTTCGAGCCGGTCCCGGAACGGAGCGACCGCAGGAAACTTCGCCACCGCCGCGTCAACGGCGCTGGTGTAGCGGTCGAGCACCCGCTCGGTGAACAGCATCTCCACCATCGTCTCCAGGTCGGGCCTGGCGGCGGGTGGAGCCTGCGGGGTCGGCGCCGGTGCGGGACCTGGCTGGGTCGTCGCTGGCGCCGGCGTTGCCGCCGGCGGCGCTTGCTGGGTCTTCTGGCCGGTCTGCGGGTCGATACCCGCCGCCCGGAGGAAACCGAGGGCGCGCTGGTGGCTCGCCATGAGGCCGTCGTGTCTGGCCTTCTCCACGAAGCCATCGGGAGTCGTGCCAGGCTGACCGGCTGGCGGTGCGTCTGCCGCGGGGTTCGCCGTCCCAGGCTGAACCTGGGAAGGGTCCGCGGGAGGGACCGTCGGGTCGGTACTCAACGTGCACTCCTTTACGTCGTCTGCCCCTTCACTATAGCCCGGCAACTGAGGACAACTAGTCCCGAAGTGCAGGTCTGCTCGTCACGCTCGCCGTCTCCGCGACCAGCGGTCGCATGCCCCACCGGTCGACGAGGACCTTGATGTACGCAGTCTGGTCGGCGAGGTACTGCTTTGCGAGGTCGGGGTAGTCCCCGAGGGTCTTCGCGACGAGACGGAGGAACTGCTCGTAGCGGCGGTGCCGCTCGTTCGCGAAGTACTCTTGCAGCTCCGGGTGGGACGCCGCGAACGCCTGCTTCGTCGACGGGTCCTTGATGGTGAAGTACCGCTGCGCCAGGTCGAAGAGCTGCCGCTCCCGCCCGGTCCGCAGCGCGCGCCAGTACGCGACCAGCTCCGGGTGCTTCTGGAGGAACTCATCCCGCGCGTACGTCGGCAGCTCGGAGAACTGCTCCATCAACGTCGACATCGGGTCCTGCCGTTCCGTCCACAAACCATACCGGAACATGATGTCCCGGACGACTTCCTGGTACGGCTCCGGCATGTTCGCCATCGGGCCGCGCTGGAGCCACCGGCCTATCTCCGGATGCAGCTCCAGGTACGACGCCTTCTTTTTTCCCGACGGCATCTTCAGCCACAGCTCGTACGCCCGCGGCGCCTGCTCGCCCGGCTTCCGCTTCGTGTACTGCGCGAGCTGTGTCCGCGCAAAGCCTATCTCGATGGCGTCGTTGTAGGTCGCGGCGCCACCCTCGACGGTGTCGTCCCACCGGCCGTACTTCGTCATGATGAACCGGACGATTTCGGCGACGCCGGGCGGCATGTTGAACATCGGGCCGGCGCGGAACCACGCCTGCAACCGCGGGTGGGTGCGGATGTACTCCGCACGGAGGACAGGGTTGTCGCCGATTTTCTTCAGCTCGTCCAGCTCCGCCTGCGGCGCGGCCATTCCTTCCCGGCGGGAGTACTGCTTGAACATCTCCAGCGCGAACGCCAGCTCCCCGAACCCGTCGCCAAGACGGTGGCCCCATACCTTCCATTCGTACCGCTTCCACCGGGACCAGCGGCCCCGACCGCGGGCGCCTGTCCCGCCGTCGCCGTCGGCCTGCATGCGCTTCCACTTCTCGATGGTGTCTTTGTCGACCATCCACGAGTCGCGGAGCAGGTCCTTCTGGAAGTTCGTCAGCCAGTCCCACTCCAGCCGGCCGCGACCGGACGCCTGATTCAGGCGGTCGCGTAGGTCCCGGATGGTCTCCTCCTGGACGTGCGGGGGCATCCACGCGAACCGACGCTCCTCGAAGCCTTCCTCCGTGTCGAAGCCCATCCGGCGGAAGTCGAGGGGGCTGCCGGCGCGGCCCATCTCCTCCCAGTTGCGATATGCCCGCATGAGGCGTATCTCGTCGTGGACATCGTGGAGGATGGGGACGGTGTTGTAGAGCGAGTCGTTCAGGGCTTTCTTCTGCGCGTACAGCGCGGTCCGCTGCGAGGTAAGCTGCTTGATTTGGGCGCCGAGGCCATCCACCCAGACGTGGTTCGCTTTCGCCCACTCCAACTTCTCAAACAGCTTCGACAGCTTCGCGTTGACGGCGTCGAGCTGGCCATTCAAATGGCCCAGCCGGGAGCCGACGTTGTCTTTCCGCTCCTCCCAGTACGTCTTCGCGGCCAGCTCGCCGTCGCGGTACGCCGGGTTCTTGCTGCCCAGCTCCTCGTGGTACTTGTCGTAGGTCTCCCGGCGGATGCCGTAGTACTTCCAGAACTCGTCGAGGTCGTCGGTCAGCCGCATCTGGTTCTCGACCCATTTGATAGCCTCGGCGGGGGTCAGCTTCTCCCGGGCGAATGTCTCCGCGTCCATGCCCTTCGTCTCGCGCCACAGCTCGTCTATCTGGTCGAAGGTGCGCGCCTCCGCCCACAGGTTCTTGTGCCGCAACCCGGCGCGCCAGTCAGCCGTGTAACCGTCGAACTTCGCCTGGGAGACGTTGTTGCCGACCCGCCACGCCTCCAGCTCAACACGCCGGTCGCCGGCGGGCAGCGACATGATGGCGTCGAACTCGATGTCGCGGTCGTACAGCTCCTTCATCTTCGCCCACGCCGGCTCGTCGGACCACTTCCGCTCCCACTCCCGGATGGCGTCGACACGCTCGTACGGGTCGAGCAGGTCACCGATGGCGCGCCGCTCCGTGAACATCTCCCCGAGCTTTGCCGCGTCGTCGAGGACTTTCCGGTAGGCGGCCGGGTCCATAACCGAACGGGAGCCGACGAACGCAGCCCACTCCTCCTCGCTGGTGAGGTCACGCCAGTCCTCGACGGACAAGTTCACCAGCAGCGCCTTCGCGCGGTCGGGGTTGTCGGCCTTCAGCCGGTTCCACCAGTCTTTCCCGTACCGCTTCTGGTAGTCACCGACATCCTTCGCGAAGTCGTACCGGTTGACGTACGGGACGAGTTCCGGATGGTTGGTGAGGAGCATTCCCCACTGCACCTCACCGTCGCGGGTGTACCGGTCTATCTGCCGCTGGAACTCCAGTTGCCCGGCGTAGGTCTGCTGACTGGCGGCGGGGATGAACAGACCGAAGAAGAACTTCAGGGCGAAGGCGCCGCGGAGGGCCTGCTCAACCTCCTCCGCGGTCGGTGTGCGACCGAGGCGGAAGTACAGCTCCCGGACCATCTTGTCGGCGAGGACGTTGTTCTCCCGCGTCGACCAGCCACCTCCCACGAGCGCGCCGAGGAGATACCTGGCTTCGGGCCGGCCGATGACGGCGGTGAGGAGCTGCTCCGGTTCCAGTTCATGCGGCCGGACGCCGAGCGGCGGGCCGGCAGGGAACAACCACCGGCGCAGCATGCTCTTATGCGGGTACAGTTCCGGATGGGTCGACAGCGCGACCGCCATCCCCGAGCTGTACCACGGGCCGCCGGGGGTCGGGATGAACGCGCCGGCGACGTACTGGAGGAACAGGTTGTCGCCGATTCTGGCAGCCTCCAACGGCAGCGTCATGAAGATGTCCCGTAGTTTGAACGACAGCTCCAGGTCTTCCAGCGCGCGGCCGTAGCCGACTTCCTTCGCGGCGGCGTCGAACGGCACCCAGTCCGGCGCGATGTCCGCGTACCAGCGGGCGACACCCTCTACCGCCTCCGGTATCTTCAGGCGGACGCGCCACTCCCCGAAGTCGTCCTGCACCAGCGGGCTGTTCTCCGCGTGGGTGCCCTGCGAGAACAGACGGGCGTAGCGGATGTACGTCGCCGCGGCGGCGGCGGGACGCTCCCGCAGAAGACGACCGGCGACCCGGAGCTGCTCCTCCCGTGCTGACTGGAATGGGAAGATGAGTTCCATCTTCTGCGCGAACACGGAGCGCTGACCGGCGTCGTACATGATTTGGTTGGTCCGCCGGACAGCGTGGAGGTTCGCGAGCCGCGACGCCTCCGGGTACGGCACACCAGAAGCGGTGAGGGCGCGCAGCTCCCGCTGGTATTCGATGAACGCGAACGGCTGCCGGGTCAGGCCGGTCGTGCCCGACTCGAACGTCATCCGCTCCAGCGACTTCCACGGGTGCTTCACGACATCCAGCGGGCCGCCTATCTGCGGACGGCCGTACACCGCGATAGGGAGGTCGCCCGGGGCGAGCGCGCGCACCTCCGCTAGCGAGATGAGGCCGCCGAGGCGGCGCTGCGCGACTTCGTCGCTGCGGACGATGGACCGTGCCCATTCGGTGAACGCTTGGACGACTTCCTCCGCGTCTTTCGCGCCGTTCATGCTGCGGTACATCGCGAGGTACGGGCGCCCTTCGGCGCTGCGGAGCCACTCGACCGCGTTCCGGTACGCGATGTCCCACTCGTCGGTGCCTTCCCGCCACAGCACCCCGAGCATGTAATGCGCGACCGACTCCGAGTCGGGGTTGACCTGTCGGTTCAACAGGTGCCACAAGTTCTCCTCGAACCCGGCTTCGCCCTGCTCGATGACTTGGGTGTCGCCGCCTCGCGCCCAATGCTTGTACGCGAAGTAGTCGGGGACTTCCTCCAGTCCGATGCCGGACCAGGAGCCGAAACCTTCCCGTTCGACCGCCATCATGTGGTCGCTCGCGCGCCGCGCGGTCGCTCCGATAGCGAACGCCGGCCCCATTCCCTGCGCGACCTGCGCGCGGGTCTTCTCCTCTAAGGTGATGCGGAGGACGTACCGCGGGGCGGCGAGGGTCAACACCGACCACTTCCACAGCCGGTGGACGGGCCATAGCACCGATGAGGCGGCGGCCATCGCCCAGGTCGTTGCGTACCCGCTGGTGACGGCTGCGCCGATGGTGTTGCGGCCTTCGTCGAGGGCGCGCCGGAGCTGGATGGCGTGCGACCACGCCTTCAGCATCTCCGGGTCGACGAGGCCGACGAAGTTCGCCGACTGGGTGAGCGCCTGCGGCGACGTGACCGCCTCCAGGACATCCTCGCCGTCCTTGTCGACCTTCACGATGGCGCCGTATACCTTCTCGTCGCCCGGTTTCGCGGGGCCGGTGCCCTTGCTGGTGTACTCCATCCCGGAGCGGCCGTACCGGAAGTCCCGTTTCGCGGCCGGACCGACACGGAACGGGCCTATCTCCACCATCCCCCACTTTGGGGCGTTCTGGCGGAGCCATTCCCGGAACCCGTCGCGGTGGAGGGCCATCAGCTCGTTCACTTCGGCGACGGTGTGGCCGCGGCGGAAGGCGTACTGCTCCACGAGCCCGTCGATGACGGCCTGGATGTCCTCAACACGTTTGCCGGGGTCGATGCCGGCCTGGTACACCCGCCACGCCGCCTCGCCGGCTTCCGCCTCCGACGCGCCAAGGTAGCGGGCATAGTCGGTCATCAGCTTCGCGGTCGTCTCGACGTTCTCGATGGACGCTGTCAGCTTCGTCGGGTACATATCGAACGGGGCCAGGAGCACCTTCGCGAGGCGCTGCCGCCCCCGCCCCGCCAGCCCGCGCATCTGGTCGGGTCCTATCTGGAATCGCTGCATCTCCCGGTACGCTGCAACATCCCGCAAGAACGCCTGCTCGGCGAGGTCGTACGCCTCCTGCGGCGTCCGCAGCGCGACCGCGACATCCTTCTCCAGTTGCGCGAACCGCTGGTGCAACTCCTGGGACAGCTTCACCCGCCCGAACCGCTCCATCACCGCAGTCACGTCGTTGACGGCCTGCGCCCACTTCGCGTACATCGGGGTACCGAACGTCTTGAACGCCGACGCCGTCCGGAGGTCCCGCAATGCTTTCAGCCAGTCCGGGTCCTGACCGAACAACGCCTGCTGTGCCGGCGTCATCCTCGCGGCGATGTCATCGATTTCCTGCTGGTACGCCGCCCGGACACCTTCGAGCCGGCGGATGAGCGCGTCGCGCATCGCCGAGGGCGGCAGCAGGCCGATGTACGTCGCGGCGTTGACCTGCCGGACGGCCATCTCATGGACGGCCTTCCCGGGCTTCAGTTTCGGCGCGCCCGCCTTCGTGACCCCGACCTGGACGCGGGATATCTGGTCGAGGGCGGCCTTCAGGTCCTTATAGTCGGGGTCCTCAGCAAACCGGCGGAGATATGGCGCGATGTTGCGGAGGGTCGGGTCGTCGGCAAGACGCCGCCCGAGGTATGCCCGCCGTTCCGTCCCGCGTAGCGTCCGACGCATATGGTGGGACAGCGCGTAGGTGTGCGCGGAGCGAGTCCACAGCGGCATCTGCTGGAGGACTTCCTGGATACCGTCGACGGTCCCGAGATGAGACATCAGCGCGACCTGACCGACGCCCTGAGCGACACGGGTCGGGAGGGAGATGAGTGGCTTCCACTCCCGCCCGAGCGCGAACGTCAGCAACGCCGCGAGCTTCTGCTCGTCGAGCGGTCCGTCGCCGAGCTGCTGCGCGAGCGTACGGGCTTCATTCTGTGCCTTCTCCGCGGCGGCCTGGTTCGGGCCGCGCCGCGGTCGGGCGTTGATGTAGCGAGCGAGGTACTCCCGCGCCTTCCCGCCGGTCGGGTCGGTCAGCGCGGAAACTAGCTTGCTTTCCTGCGCGGCAGCATTATCGAGGCCGCGAACGGTCTTCAGCAGCAGTGACACGTCCCGGTTCGCGCCGGCACGGGCCGCCTGTGTCGCAGCCTTCCCGATGATGGCGCGCCCCGCGGCGGTGGAGGCGAACCGTTCCGCCTTCGCGGCGTCGCTGATGATGAGCAGCGGCCGGACGCCCTTGCCGAGGACGAGGGTGGGGTCGAAGAGGAGCTGGTAGGAGAAGTCTCCGACCCGCGAGATGACGGAACCTTCGTAGGACGACTGGCCGTAGCCGGCTTCCGGGCGGCCGGCGGACAGCAGGAATGCCCGCCGTAGCCGCTCTGTACGGCGTGTAGCGTAGTCCTCTAGTGCACGGCCGGTCAATCCCTGTTGACGGCCGAGTTCACGGGCCGCCTTCATGGTGTGCTCGCGGCCCATCAGGTCACGTGCGAACCGCTGGCCGAACGACTCCATCTGACGGGTCAGGGCGAGCTGGTCCCGTTCCGCCCGGTCGTCGGTCGCCTCAGCGATGGTGCGGGCGAACGTCCCTTCCGGGAGCAGCCCCGCGGTCCGGGTCGCCGATGCGGCGCCAGCGAATACCGCCTCGCCGAACGCTCCGAGAGTCTCGTCGAACGCTTCGCGCGCCTCCCGGAACGCGACGCCGGGGACGAACAGCCGCTCGAAGATGCTCGGTCCGCCGCCGGTTTCCCGCCGGAGGTCCTGCGCGGTCTGAAGGTCGAGGCTGCGCTGGAAAGCGTACCCGAACCGGCTGGGGAACTCCAGCAGCGTCCGCGCGGGGGCGGTGTCCAACCCAGCCAGCCGCACGCCGGCCTCCAGGGCGGTTCCCGCCGCCGACTTCACCCGCCCGAGGAACGTGTGCGCCTCCGCCGCCTGGCGGGCCTGCGCTGCCGCCAGCGCCGCACTCTCCCGCGCCTGGCCGGTCTCCAGCTCCCCGAGGGTCTTCACGCGCTTCGCGGCAGCCTCCGCCTGCTCGCGGAAGATGCCCGACTCGCCGGTGAACCCGGCGATGAACCGGGCGATGGACGCCTCACGGGTGAGGGCGTCCTCGCCGCGCATCGCGCGCTGGATGCCCTGGAGCCCGCGCTGAAACGCCGCCTGGTCGCGGGCGACCTTCCGCTGGTACTCCGCGACCGCCGCGGCGGCACCCTTCGTCTGAAGTGTCACGCCCCTCTGGCGGGACAGATAGACGTAGGAGTGGTACGCGCGGGAGGTCTGCGGACCCCACTTCCCGTCGACGGCGACGTTGAAGCCGGCAGCGCGGAGGAGCCGCTGGAGGTCACGGACGTACGCCGGGTCGCGCGTGAGGCGGGCCTGCTGCTGCGGGATGGTCTCGAACTGGCCGGGGAGCCGGTTGTAGCGGGTCGGGAACCGACGCTTGATTTGCGTCGGTGTACCCGCCCGGCCACCTACCCCTGGGACAGGAGGCAAAGTTCACCTACTTAGGCTGGGGGCGCTCCAGGTTCAGGGGTGCCTTGGGCGCCCCGCTGCTGGCGTGCCTGGAAACGGACGAGGTCTGCCTCCTCGGGAGGCAGGGTGCGGCCGGTCAAGTCCTGGATGTTCCCGGCCGAGGTGGTACCGAACCCGGGCGGCGTCTCGTTGAGGGTCTCGAAGTCGGCGCCCTCCGGCGGCGTCTCCTCGCCTTCACCTTCGACGGCCTGTTGGTCGACCTGCTGCTGTTGCGCGTTCGCGCGGGTGAGTGTCGCCTGGCCCTCCGGGTTGAGGTCCGGGTCGCGCTGCTCCTCCTTGATGAGTTCCAGCTCGTCGCCGGGGTAGCGGACGCCCAGCTTCTCCATTCCGGTCCGGCGGGACAGGACGCCGGCACCGACCTGTTCGATGACGAGGCGGGCTGCGCCAATGTCGTCCTTCGGGAGCACGCCCGGCCAGGTGATGATGACCCGGCGGTGGCCCTTGATGTCCTTCCCGGTCAGTTTGATGAGGCCGCTGCTGCCGCCGGCGGACATCCCGCCGGTCTCGGTGACGATGCCGATGTCCTTCATCTTCTCCATGTGGTAGAGCATCTGCCCCATCACGCGAGACAGCCCCGTCGTCCAGTTAGTCCGTTTCAGGTCGAGGGTGGCGAGGACGTTGGTGAAGTTCACCGTCAGGCTCGCGCCGGTGTTGATGCTGCCGCCGGCCTCGCCGGAGAATGCCAGCTCCGACAGGCCACCCAGCTCGACGCCGTACATGCGAAGCCGGTCGACAAGGTCGCCGTACTCGGCGGGGAGGACGGGGATTTCGAGGAGGCTCACGTCGCTGCGGCCGTACAGCGGCAGAATGCCGCCGCCACCAGCGATACGGGTCGCGAGGTCGACGTAGTTCTCGGGGGCCATGAGCCACTTGTATGTCGGGTTCATGTACCGCTTCTCGATGTACGCCATGTGCGACACGAGCTGGTTAAGTTCCTCGTTGATTTCGAGGATTTGGTCTACGTCAGATTCGCCGTAGATGCCGAACCCGCCGTCGATGTTCGGGATGAACGTGAACGGGATGAACTCGTACGGATTACTACCGTTCTCCTGCTCCTGCCCGCCGACCCAGTAGGCATACTGGTCCGGCGTCCACACCTCCAGGACCGGAATGCGGCGGTCCTGCACCTGCGTCGACACCGCCCCGGCGTAGTTGCCGGTGACGATGTACGGCTGCCCGCCGGTACCGGCGTTCGACAACCGCGCGCCGACGACACCCGGCCCCTTGTAGGTGTCCTCCACCTCCCGCTCCGACTGGAAGCTGGCCGCGTCCGCGCCGAACATCGCGGCGGCCTGGTGGCGGTCGATAGTGTAACCGTAGAAGACCTTCGCGAGGTCGAGGTCGTTGTCGCCGCGGGTGATAGGGAACGCCAGCTCCGGCTGGATGGCGTGGAAGTCGGCGACATCCTTCCCCTCGACCTTGTTCATAAACGTCTTGAAGCCGGACACGCCGAGCAGCGACCCCAGGATGGCGGAACGGTTGAGATGCTGCCGGCGGCTGCCGGTCGCGAGGAGATGCGCGAGCGCCTTCTCCGGCGCCTCCGTCGCGTCACGGGCGCTGGTGGAGTCGTCGAGCGGTTCCACGTCCAACTCGAACAGCTTCCCCATCAGCATCGCCGCGTGGACGAGGACCATCTTCTTGATGAGGGGAACGCGCAGCTTCGGCTTGTTCGCGGGCCAGTCGTCCGGCCAGCGGAACAACCCCTGGAACGCCTGCCGGAGCAGCCAGAAGTCGGCGTTGCGGGCCTGCTGGTCGCCGCGGAGCGCGCGGAACTCCTCCAGCTCGGCGGCGAGGTCAAGGGCGTCAGCCACGTCGTTCTCCTAGATGTTGATGTCGGCGAAGCCAGGCGTCGTCGCCTGCTCCAGCGATTCCAGGTCGGTCGGGTCGGCGGGACCGACCACCTCCGCGGTTGGCCGCGGGGCGTTCTCTCGGACGAGGTCCGCCAGGATACACATAGCCATGACGGTGTCCTGCTTCAGCTTCTTGTCGTCGGGGTAGCGGTAGCGGTAAAACTCGCTCCGGCGGTCGATGAGGAGCGGATAGTTCACCGGGTCGGGCCATCGCCACCGGCCGATGACGGCCTTCTGGACGATGGGACCGGTACCGTCGAGATGCTCATGTTCCCAGTACGTCCACCGCGCTTCCATGTCCGACTGGAGGCCGCGTACGAGGTCGTGCTTCTTAGCGGCGGTGCCACCGAAGTGGTACGGCTCGATGGGGAGCCCGCGCCGTTCCAGCTCCTCCTGGACGGCGTCGCCGGCGGGGCCGGTCACGTCGACACCGACGACGAGGGGACGGTGCGTCCGCCACCGCTGCTCGATGATTTTGTACTTCTTCTCCCACGACGCCTCGCCACCTTCCAGGTAGACAAGGTCGGCTACGAGGTACGGGAGGCGGTTGGGGTACACCACGCCGGTGATACCGACGGTGGCGTCGCTGTTGGGGCTGGAGCCACCGAGGTCCCACGCCTGGAACACCAGCGGCCGGACGGTGTCCCCGCGCCCGCCGCTGTGGCGTCGCACGAGCGGCTGCGGGACGTACCAGGTGTGGTCCGACTTGAACATCTGCCGGACCGCAGTCCGGAGGAACCACTTCCGGCCCGACTGGGCGAACTCCCCGAGAATGACCTGCCGCCCGAGCGGGGTGAACTCCCCATCCGGACGGACGAGGTCCGGGTCGGCCATGACGCGGTCGCGGTCCGACTGCGGCCAGAACGGATTCTCACGGGCGTCGCCGGTCTGGCTGTAGACCCGCGGGTGCTCCTCCTGGCCGTCCTCGAACATCTCGAACACGAACTCGTCCGTTTTCGGCTTCGGGGTGCCGTACCAGTCGTGCGCGCCAGACACGCCGAGCGTCCGCGGGTTGAGGATGTTCCCGTGGACGGTCCGCATGTCGGGGATGAGCCCGACCTCGTCCACTTTGATGCGGCGGCGACGGACCGCCTCGACGTGCTTGCCGCCTTCGTCGAGGGAGCCCCAGTTGATGATAGCGCCGTTCTTCAGCCGCACCCAGGCGGGGTTGACCGCCGAGATACCGGCGATGATGCTGGCGATGGGGTCGCCGCGCTCATACCACTGCCGGACCCGCTCGAACGACTCCCTGGCGGTCGCGTACTGGAAGCTGGCGACAAGCCCGCGCCAGTCGAGCCGTTCCCACTCGTCCCACGTTTCGTCGCTGTCGGCGAACCACCGCCCCCGCCGGTCGAGGTCGAGTTTGTACCACGCCCGCATCAACATATCGCGGGCGATATGCTCAGTCTTCCCCCACGAGTTCCCCGGGCTGAGCAGGTTGATGGCCTTCGTCGACTTCACCGAGAACTGGACCTGGCCCCACCACATCGGGCTCATCCGCTTCCGGTCGTCCCGGAATAGCAGGGAGTTGAATCCGTGGACCCCCTGCGGGGTCGACGGGTCCAGCGCCATCAATGGATGGAGTTGCAGCCCCTTGCTCGACAACGTAGACCTCCGTACTCGTGGTGCCGCGGAGCAGCTCCCGAAGTGCGTCGAGGCCGCCTTCCTTCTTCGACTTCAGCGCGTTCGCTGCCGCCATGCCGGCTTTCAGGTCGGGACCGTGCCGGCCGAGGTACAACACCTGCTCCATCAGGACCATGTACAGCATACGGTCGACGGGGTCGTCGGCGCTACGGGCCTGCTTCACGAGGGCCTCGAACAGGCCGACCGCTTCCGTCTGGAGGAGGGTCACGAGGTCTTCGACATGGCCGGGAAGCATGTGGTGGAGGTGCTCCGAGATGCCCGGTTGCGAAACCGGCTTCGAGAGCGCGTAGTGCTCGGTGATGTACTCCCCCAGCTCCCGCTGTTTCAGGTCGGGATGCTCCCGGATGAACCGGTCTATCTCCACTCGCGCCTTCGAGTGACAGATTGCACACCCTGTCATGTTTGCCCCCTAAACTGCCAAAAGGCCGCCCCAGGCGGGGGCGGCCCTTGGCTTCTCGCCACTATCGCGTGCGGAGCGCCCTTGGTCTCCCGGCGGGTCCGGAGCCCCATCTGTTCGGGGGCGGGCGGCCGGGGCAGTAGCCGTCAGCCCCCGCCGTCACGCCTCCGCGGGCTTACGGGTGCGACGCTTGGGCACCTCGCCGGCGGCCCCGGAGCCGGCGGCCGGCGCCGCGTCGGCGCTGTCGCCTTCCCCCGCGGCCCTCTTCGCGGCCTCGACGCGGTCGGCGTAGCCCTGCGCGAAGCCGGGGTCGACCTCCGAGAGCATCAGGCCGGCGCGGAGGCCCTCCTCACGAGCCCGGGTGACGGCCTGGTGAGGGTTCGCGAACGGGTCAGGCAGACCCGCCTCGGCGGCGAGGTCGCTGTAGGACTGGTGCAGACCCGAGCTGACCATCGCCGGGTCGGGGTGCGCCAGGACGGTCGTGTCGACCGGCTCCGCCGGCGCAGGCGGCCCGCTCGGGGCGGGCTGGGCGCCCTTGAACATGCCGCTCCCGTCGAGCTGCTCCGCGTCGATGCGGGCGTCGAGGGCCTCGGTCTGCTCGTCGGTCGGGTCTTCGATGAGCCGGACCTTGCTGGCGGCCCACTGCTCCTGCGAGCTGAAGTGCTCCGGCTCGACGTTCAGGTAGCCGTCCTGGGTCGTGATGACACGCCCGAGACGGCCGTCGTCCATGTGCTGGACGACATCTCCGTGCTTGTAGCTGAGCGACATGAGGGAACCCTCTCCTTCGGTCGGTCGCGAGCGGGCCGGTCGGTCAGCCGGCCTCGTGCTCGCCGGTGGACGTGTCGGCGTTCTTGACGAAGTACGTCGCGAGCCAGGCGGCGCCGGCGACGGCAGCCTTCGCCCACAGCGGCGCGTCGGCGGCGAGGGTCGCCGAACCGAACGCGGCCAGCATGGCGACGAACGCCTTGTTGGTGGTGAAACCTTGCAGCATGGTGACCTCCTCACTTAAGCCCGCGAACTGAGGACACCGCGCGAAGAACCTCTTGTTTTGCCCAGATTTGTCGCTCGCGACCGTTTTGCGAACCTGCCCCCTCAGAAGGCTCCGAGTCAGTCGTCGCCTTCTTTCACCCCCTGCGCTATCGGCCGCGAGCCTATCGCGAGCGGAGGGGATTGGTTCATTAGACCGCGTTCATGTACTAGAACGCAATACCCCATCGGTACCAGGTTTTGTACTATCGTCTCATGTAGTAGTCCTGGGCTAGTAGCATGCCCCCGCCAGTCAGAACCTCTTTCTCGAAGGATGGGAGACTGACTCCCCAACCCATGGCTGACTGGGCGGGGCAGTAGGGCTACAGACCACAACCCGCCACCCCGAGGAACCCCGATGGGTTCCACCCTTCTCCGCTCACTGGTCCTCTGACTGCCCGCCCCATTTGGGGGCCTCCTTTTCAAGAAATCGCCGTCATCAATAGGGGGTCATATTATATATACTCTCTTCTTATTTAATACTACCCCCTATTGGAACCTCCGGAGTCCATATAGGAACTAAAGAGACCGTTCTCTCTCCATTTCCCACTAAACATATGGGTATGGGGGTCTATATAGGTGAGAGAGGTCGTTCTACATCATAGTGAACACCATTCACTATGTAAACGCTGTTTACCCAGTGGTTTAGTGGGTAAGATAGACCCTCCTCTCTCATCCCCACACTCACACCACTAGACAGACCTGTCTACCTACCCCATCCTGGGCTGACTGGGGCGGGCGACCAGTCCATACAGACGGCGGGCCACGCCGACGTAGGCTGGCCTACGGTGTACTCCGCATCTAGGATTCACTACCACACCGGTATGTCCGGTCTTGCCTGCCTGCTCCGTCTGTATGCATTCTCGTCTAGTCCTCTGACCTGCGACGTTGCAGGTCGCAAGTCTCTGACCAGGCCATTTGACACGTCGGATAGGATGGGCGCGAACCATCGCCCACCAGGAAGGACCTCGACAAGACGGCAGCCGGAAGTGACTCCCCGGCTGGAATCGCAAGTACAGAGCACGGCCCGCCAGTAGGGGAAACGCCAAGACTCGACCATCGGACCTCACGGGCCGGTCGAGACAGAAGACATCCCGAGGAGCGGCAGGGCGGTTGGCCCAGCAAGCCAGACCAGGACCCTGGAATCGAGCGGATACCGCGAACCATCCGGTGTACCCACCTCCAGCGCATCCCGCGCTGCTGGGTAGCCTAGTGGTCGCGCCATCACTCCAGCCGGGCTAGCCTCGCGTCGCGAGGACCATCTAGCCGGGTGAGCCGGTAGGCGAGTGGGAGTGGCAACGCGAACAGCACGGGCTGCGCAAGCCAGCGGCAACGGAGCGCCCATGGTGGACGACGGGGAACCGAGATGCCACAAGCTATCCGCACGGCCGAGCATCGGCCTTAAGACAGCAGCGAACGGACCTACCCTCATACCTCTGCGCCATCGCGACTTCTGTCGCGGTCTCGGGCCGTCGGGCATGGCGGCCGGCTACATGTATGCAGCGAACGGACCTACCCTCTGTCCTCTACTGCTGACGCTCGGATGAATCACGCGTCCACCTTGCGGACGCGCATGCTCGCGGGTATGCCCGACCAGCCATCGCATGGCGCGCGAGCGCGACCCGTATCCGACCTCCTTGGAGGTTCGCATGTATTCTGTCCTGTTCAACCGTGCCGGCGCGCGGCTCAGCGGCTCCGCCGTCTATGAGCTGGAGACGCCGGACGGTATCATCATCGCGACCACGGGCATGGAGGTCCCGTCGGTCGTTGCGGCGCTTCTCGGCTACGACGTGGCGCGACCGCGGCGCTACAGCTACCGCGACCTGGTCACCCTGGCGAACGCGCTCAACGGGGCGCGCCAGTCGGGTCTCCGGTCGCTGCTGGTCGACTACAGCGACCTGGTCGAAGCCAGGAAGCACCAGCGATGAGCGTCCTCCGCCATCTGGCCGACCGCCGTCACCATCCCGCGTCGCTTCCTGATGTCGGCGCGCTGCTCATCTGGGCTGGCGTGCTACTGTTCCTGTTCCCTGGCCTGCTACGGTGAAGGAAAACGCCATGACGGAAGCGGAACGCTTCCTGGACTCGGACCCGTCCCGCTGGCTGAGCCAGGGCGGGGCTGTCAAGGACAGCAACGACGACTTGCCGGCCGATGTGTCGGCGGAGAGGTGACCATGCAAATCGTGGCAGTGTTCACCGGTCGCGGACACGACGTTCTGACGGAGGACGGTCCGCGCGACCGGAAGGTGGCGCTGGTCCGTAACCTGCTCGACGGCGTCGACTCCGGCCGGGTCCGCGCGTTCGCGGTCATCGGTGCGGGCGTGCTTGGCCTCGGCGAAGAGGCTGAGCTGGTGGAAGCCCTAGACCCGTCACCGCGCTAGACGGTACGCCACGGCCGACGCCGTGGCGGTCCGCGTGGCACGGTGTCACGAGAAACGGAGGCAATCATGTCCGCAGAGCCTATCACCCGCTCGGCTGCCATCAAGGAGTTCTTCTCGGTGCCGGGCCACCCGGTCACGCTGAAGGAGCAGCGTGAGTTCATGTCCGCCGACCGCGAGGGCTACCGCTGGGTGGGCGAGCAGGCCGCCGCCGCGCTCGGCCGTCCCGTGAAGGAGACCGCGTAAGACACGCGCCAGACCGTAGCGCCCGGGTTGTTGACGGGCGCCTCGGCGTGGCACGGTGCCACAGTATGACCCTTGCCCGTTGAGAAGGGCAGGAAGGGGACAAGATGAACGTCTTCGCGAGCGTCTCGGTCGACGAGATGACCGCCAACATCCTCACGGCATGGCGCGCCAGCGACGCGCATTGTCGCCACCAGGGCGCCACCTGGTACCCGCGGGCGCACGCCTACGTCCGGGCGCTTGCCGACTACAGCGGCCTGGACGTTGCCCAGACGGCAGCCATTGTGGCGATGCTGTCGCCGCGTACGCCCTGGGCGCGGAACAAGGTCAACGCTGCGGCGCTGCTGGTCGAAGCCGGCCATTTGGCTCCGGCGGACGCCGTCAAGGTCCTGGCGGAGTCTGGAACGGCCGCTAGCGCCGACGATGTGTGGGAGCCGCGCGGGCTGCCCAACAACATCAGGAAGGCCCGCCTGGTCGCGAACGGCGGCAACACCGCGACGCTCGTGACCGGCCAGAAGGTGACGAGCTTCTACTACAACATCCTCGACCCCTGGAACAGCGACGATGTCACCGTCGACGCGTGGTCGGCCGGCGTCGCGGTCGGGCGGAGGCTCGCTAACGCGGAGCTGTCCGGTCTAACGGCCGTTCAGTATCAGCGGGTCGCACTGGCGTACACGTTCGCGGGGGTGAAGCTCGGCAAGCTGCCGTCGACGGTGCAGGCGACAGGATGGTGCTGGGCTCGGAATCAGACCGGCTACGGCCACGACCGACACCAGTAGGGAGGCAATGATGGCCGTGCAGAAGCGGCTCACCAGGGAGCAGCTCCGCGCGAAGCGTCGCATCCGCGCGAAGGACCAGGCGTGGCGCGAAGCCCGTGAGGTTTGGCGTCCGACTGTCAACCCCGTCACGGGGCGGGAGAAGGGCAGGGCATAGTGGCCGACCACATCAGTTTCCTCCCAGGGAGCGTGCAGAACATCATCATCCGGCTCGACGAGCGGCACGTCGCTGACGGCCGTTGGACAGCGGAAGACTACGCGAACCAGCGCGCCTACCGGGCGCTGTTCCACGAGCTGGGCGGCAACATCGCGAACGACCTCGACCTGGCGGTCCCGGAGCCGGGCGGACAGACCTGGGACGTGGAAGTCTGGGACCGCACCGGCACCGTGCGCTACGTCGGCCACAGGTGGGCGAACCTCCAGCTCGCGGGCGTGCTGGCCGACCTGGCGGTCCCGGACTACGACGGCTACGACATCTACCGGAACGACCGAGACCTCTGGACGGAAGTGGACGCCAACGGCGGCGACTTCCACGACTTCGACGACCCGTTCGACGGCCCTCCTGGGCCTGAGCATGAGGAGTGACAGCATGCCACTGCTGACCCCCGACCCGAGCATCGGCCCCGGTTTCAAGACGACCAGTCCGGAGCTTACCCTGAGAGGAGTACATAACCCAATCACGCTGGAACTCAACGAGCACACCAGCGGCGGGTTCTCCGCCGCCCTTTTCCAGACCGACTCGACCGGCCGGCGCAACATGGTCCTGCTGGGTTCAGAGCAGACCGACCGCCTCCGCCGGCTCCTGAACCGGGCCTACCGAGAGAGAGGGTAATCATGGGGCCTATCCGCACCTCCCGCCCGCTACCGAAGACGCACGCGCAGAAGCGCACCGAGGACGGCGGCACCGTCCGGAAGCCGCTCTGCGGCACGACCAGCATCCACCGCGACCCGTACACCGTCGACCCGCTGTTCGAGTATCAGGTGGACTGCGAGCGCTGCTGGCGCCTGCTCGACCAGGAAAAGGCCGCTAAGGCGGAGAAGGAGAACGCGACCTCATGACCGTCTACGCCGCTACCGTGACCATCGGCCGGAACATCCCGCCGTCGAAGTCGACCACCGGGGAGTCCGTTCCGATGCCCCCGGCTCCCTGGACCGCATTCCGCGCGAGCGTACGGAGCCTCCTCCTCGAACGGGGCGGCATCTTGACCGTCAGCAGCATCGGTCAGGGCGGCTGGGAGGGCGACCCGGAGGAGAACTACGTCGCTGTCGCCATCTTCGAGTTCGACGGCGCTGACGCCGGCCACCCTAACGGGTGGTTCGATGGCGGCGGGAACACCCCCAGCGACGTGCGAGTCGCGCTGGCCGAGGAGCTGACTGGCCTAAAGTTCATCTACAAGCAGGACGCCATCGCGTTCGCGTGGGGTCCAAGCGAGCTGCTGTAACAACCGCCCTAGGGCGGCGCGGTGACGCCGCCTGCGCCGTCCTAGGGTCCAAACGTCCCGGCGTTTCACCGACGGCAGGCCGGCCAAGCACCCGCCCGGGGTAAGGCACCCCACCTGCGCGCACGGGTGTGCCTGCCGTCGGTCGAATGCCGGGGAGGAGGAAATCCGATGGCTGCCGTCCCGGCGCCGCACTGCCACGCCTGCGGCCAGTTTGTCCCTGTCCGGCGTGAGCGCGACCCGCTCGACCATGACGAGCCCCAAGACGAGCATCTGTGCCCGTATGGGGACTGAGGAGGCATCCATGCCCGTTTCCGGTTGGACCGGCGCCGGCCTCGGCGCCGGCGACAACGCCGAACACGTCCGGCTGCACCGCCGCATCGGTCTGCTGCGCCGCCACCAGGCGCGCATCGGCCCGGTGGGGTGGGCACGGTCGAAGGTCCGTCCGTATCTCGCCGAGGCGAACGCCGCCCACGGCGAGCTGCACAGAAGGGAGCGAGGGTGAGCACCCCGGACTACCGCGAGACCCTCGCGTCGGTGGCCGGCGCGCTCGACCCATCGCCGGCCGACTACCGCGAGGTCGCCCAGTGGGCG